AGTTAAACCTTTTTTATTTTTAACTAAATCTTCAATGGCTTTTTCAGCTTTTTTTGTTGATAAGTAAATGTCAGCCGGACTCCATTTATTTAAATTTCCAAAAGGAACTTGAGCACTATTTTTTGATATTTTATCTCGTAATTCTTTTTGATTTTTATTTGCTTCAGAGAATAAAATTTGTATGTTGGCCATAATTGTATTATCTTGATGAGCATAAAATATTTTTGTAGCTGTTATTCCCTCATCTTGAATATATTTAAATTGTGAACTTATTGTATTAATTTTAATTACCAAATATTTACCAATTAATATAGATGACTTGAACCATCCAAGAGCTACTTTATCTTTAACACCAGAACCAGTCAAAAATTTTTCAATTTCTGAAAATGAAGCTTTTCCTGATTTAACATATTTTTGAAACAAACTTTCAATAGATGTGCGAGGATATTTTTTAGACCAGTTGGATGAAAATAATTTATAGGTGTTATTGCTTTCATCATCAATGTCAAATACATTATTAATCGTGGCACTTTTAGGATTTAATTTAAATTTTCCATTAATTGTAGGAATGCCGATGAAATCAGCTAAAGCACAAAATAAAGCTTGTGAAGATTCTGCTAAGTCTGTTGAGCTTGCCATTTTATCGTATAATTTGAATGTCTTTGCCTGAAGTCCAGATTTCTAATTCTGTTCTCAATCTACCCTCAGATTTAAGGGTTTCGTATCTATTTATAGCTTTGGTCCGCCACCATTCAATCACATTAGATAGTTCATGTTTGTCATAATTTTCACCAGGTAAAAGTTTATTAGTCTTACAGTTCATGTAATCTACTGTATTCTTAAATCCATAATCAGAAATATAATATCGTTTCTTTTCTGTCAACTTTTTGGCGTTCTCAATCGTTAAAGAGAAAGCATCTCCCTCAGGTGTTCCTTTTAATGCAGCTTTGGTGAGAGCAATAATCTTAGTAAATGTTCTGAGTTTTCTACTTGTTGTTGAAGTATCTCCACCCAACAAATCACCAGTAATATCTTCCACATATTTTTTCAAATCTGTATATCTTTGGCCGTGCATCATCGGTACAATATCCGATTCTGTTAGACCTTTAAAACGAATGTAAGGTTTCATACCATCATATTGTGATACTGATTTGGTACTACCATATAAACTGGTAGTTTCAAATAAGCAGATATTCATATCATATTTTTTATTACAGATTTCTCTTACAGTATGACTGGTACAAATGGCAGATAGAAGTTTACCGCCTAGGTAATTAAAACCAAATGGTTGAGATGGTACAATTACGAAACCCATAACACAAGCTGTATTGAACCGCTTGGCAGTATCTTCATTTTGAATCCAAACTTGTCCTAGGTAGTCGTTACGAGGTTTCATATAGATGACTGGTGAACCTAAACGAATGAATCCTAGAATCTTTCCTGAGTTTCTTTCTTTGACTGCCAATTGAATATTCTTACCAACAGGTGATTTATTGATATGAGAACTGGTAATGGCAAGTAATGGCTCCCAAACATCATTTGGTATTTCACATACTTCAATATCCATATCTTTTGGGTGCATTGTGAAATCGGAGAACAAATCATCTTCAATTGGAAATAAAGAAGATGGCATATCAGCCACATTCTTTAGTTTCTCATCACGCATGTATTCTTCGGTACTTTCAATGTTACTAAAGTAATCATGAAAGGCCTTAGCACAATACAAACCATTTTCTCTGGAGATTATCATACTTTAAATCCACTAAATGATTTCTTTTGTTTTTCCTCTCTTGTACCAAATGTGTTTAGTGGCTTATCATGTCCAGCATCTGCGATACCCATCTGTGCAGCCTGCTCAACATCATATAATTTCATTTTGGCTCTATCAACACCAAGAGTAAATCGTTTATGAAATGTTGGATCATTATATCGATTCTTCAATTGTTTAACCATGATTTGACCAAGTTCTTCTAGTTCTTCAGAAGAAATTAAAGCAAACATCAAGTCTGCGGTGGCGGGAAGTCCGAACGACTCGCTCGTGTCCTCAAGTCCCGGATCACTGGAAGTAAATCCTGAACGGGTAGTTTGTGTAGCAGATACAATAGGAACATTATACTCAACAGCAAGGCCTCGTAGTTCTTCTGCAATTGCTTTAACGTAGGTGTAGGAATTAATATTCGCACCAGCCTTAATACGAGCAGAACAACAAATATTGAGATAGTCAACGAATATAATATCAGGTACAAAAGACCTCTTGAGATTAAGTTCATTTAATAGTGTCCTAAAGTGAATAGTTGATGCTGAGGCAGTTGGATATTCTTTGATAATAAGTTTGCCAGTTGTTTTTTCACGGACTCTGGTAACCTTTTTATCATATATGTCCTTTGGTAACTCCATCAAATCATCAATTGTTACATTCAATAAATTGGCATCAATTCGTTCTGCAATCTTTTCTTCACTCATTTCCAAAGTGATGTAAAGTACATTTTTACCCTGAACCATGCACGAAGCAGCCACATGACACATAAAAAGAGATTTACCAACACCAGTCCCCGCCAAAGCAATATTAAGTGTTTTAGCTGGTAGACCGCCTTTGGTGATTTTGTTGAAGTAATCGAGGTCAAAGGGGATTCTTTCTTCTTTTCTGTGATAGAATTCATATCGAGCATCTGAGTCCTGTAAATAATCATGTCCTACGGAGTTGTCAAACGAAACGGCTAAGGCGTCTGATAATATCTTGGGAATCTGGCCTTTGTCGTGAGTTTTATCTTTGCCATCGAGAATTGAAATAGACCCCAATACTGCGTTGTAGATGGCTTTCTCTTGACAGAATTGTTCGGTTTTGTCAACAAGCCATTGAACCTCGGTTTCTGTAGACTTAATCTTCTCAATCTCTGATAGATAACTTTCGCATCTCTGAACTTCATCAGCTGTGAGATTTCTCTTTTCTTTGACGGCAATACTAAGTGCTTCAATCGTTGCCGTGTTATTGTAAGTCTCCGTGAATGATGTAATTTCATTAAATAAAGTTCTCTCTACACTATCACTAAAATATTCCGTCTTTAAAAATGGTAAAACTTTCCGTAGAAAGTCCTCATTATAAATCAGGTTTTTTAATATCGTCTGTTCCAGTTTCATCCACTATTTCCTGCTCAATATTGTTTGACATCAATTCTACAAGTAAATCACCTAGGTAATTTTTAAACTTGTCATCTTTTTCCAAATTCTTGGGTTTATCTATTGTAGATTCTAACACATCATAAGCAAAAAGTAAATACATTTGTTCATTTTCTTCTTTGAACTTTACCTTACCATATTTGAATACGGTATCTTTATATGGTCCTTGTAAGAACCTTATGTGTACCGCTGTTGAATCATCTTTAGGATAAATGAAACAATAATCTGTACCTTCAATCACCAGTCACCTCAAATCTTTTTTCTTGTATGGTTTTTTCTTTCCATACTTTTCTAGGGTTACCACACATTACACATTCGGGATTACCACAGTCCATTGCATGGTGTTTGGCAAATTTGTGTGGTTCATCTACCGGCATACCATGTGATTTGGCAATTTTAGTTTGTTTCTTAATTTGATTTTGAGTTTTTTGAATACGCTTAGAATGTTTTAATTTAGCATCTTCATTACTCATCATCTACTCCGTTCGTTGTCTCCACTTCAAATGCTTGGTCAACATCTCCTTGCATAATATTACCTGAAGCAATTTGGTAAGTGTTCTGCACAAAATCTTGGAAGGATTTTTGTTTAAGAATTGGTAACCAAAAATCTGATGAATCGGTTTCTTTAATGCGGTATTTTTTATCTTCTATAACACCATCGGCGTCCACTTTGCTGTACCAACCATTGGACGGCTTAACAACATGACCCGATTCAAGAGCAAGGTCAAGTAACCCACTCCACTTACTAATGCCACCATCGTGACGAACCGTAACAGGAATTTTAGACTTTTCTTTAACATATCGGGATTTCTCCACATTAATAATGAAGTTATAACCAACAACCTCAGTACCTTCTTTTTCTTGCTGGCGTCCAATAATAAAGATATTATCAGCAGAATAGTATGAACCTGTTCCACCACCTACGATTGCTTTAGGGAACATTCCAATTTCCATGTAGGTATGATTTACTACAATCATTGGAATATCTTTAAGATTTAAATGAGGAGTTATCATTCTGAATAATGATTTCACTTGTTTTGCTCTTGACATATCGGCAACAGACTTTTCCGCCAAGGCATCTTCAACTTCTTTCTTTGAAGCCAAATTACCAATCGAATCAATAATAATAATTAACTTATCATTACGTTCTAATTGGGTTAATTGTTGCATAACATCAAACTTTAATTGTTCAATATCAGTAAGAGGTGTATGTAGAACTCTACTGGTATCAATACCAAAGCTGTCAAAATAAGACTGAGGAGTGCCAAACTCCGAATCATAGAATAGTAACGCTGCATCTTCATATTTGTCCAAATAACTTTTTGCCATCAATAACGAAAAAGCGGTCTTAAAGTGTTTTGATGGACCTGCCCACATTGTAAGACCGGGTGTTAAACCGCCATCTAATTTACCGGACAACGCCACATTAATAATGGGAACTGCCGTTGGTATCATATCTTTGTCAGTAAAGAACTTTGATTTAGAAAGAATTGCTGATTCTTTAATACTACTGTTCTTTTTAATTTTATCTAATATACTCATAATTCACCTTTTTAAAAGTCACCACCATCTAATCTTTTTTCTTTAAAAGCAAGTTCTGCTTTCTCATCATATTTACTTATGCGATCCGCCTCACGCCTCGGAAAGCCCTTCTTTTTATTTTTAGGTGCCTCATCCTCCTCGATTGCAACCAAGTTCTCTTTGGGGATTTCAACCGTATTACTCGGCGATTCTTTAACTGGCGAAACTGTTTTTCGCCTCTGCTTAGTAGGCCTAGGTACCGAAATGGGAAGTGAACTCTTGCTTCCATATTTTTCCTTGTAAGATATGTTTCCTGCTATCAATAATAACACAGCTAGAGGGTCAAATACAAGCATAATCATGAAGATTACCAGTCTTACAGCCTTATCTAAGGCACCGTCACCACTACCAAAGAATATGTCTGCCACATATTTGATTGGACCAACATCTGCCACTAATTTATTTTCTTCTTTAAGAAGTGGTAACTTTTTCTTGTTGATTTCGGCCAATTCTTTTTGTGTTGTTTGAATCTGTCTATCAATTTGAACAGAAGCAGTTTCAGGATTACCGGCACGCTTGAGTAAATATTCTAGTCGTTGTTCGGCAATCTTCTGTTGTGAATTGAGTGTTTTGAGTTCGGCAGTATTTGCACCAGCATCTAATGTAGAATCAATATGTGATTTGGCCAAGAAACCAAAAATACCCATTGAAGTAATAAACATTAAGATGACAACGGCAGCCGTCAAGTATGACTTCAATAAAATATTAGTTTTCTGCCAATTATTATATAGCCATGATGCAGTAATTAATTTGGCAAATTCAAGTGTTGAACCCATAATAACAACTGGCCAAAATGCGCCAGAGAATATGAGTGCAAGACCAATAACTGAATAATAAGCAGCAGTACCAGATAATAAGAATGCCGCTAAGAATGTTAATATGATTAGTATCATGAGAAGAAATCCTCTATTGAACTTGTTTTTTCTGTTTTCCAGCCCATACAATCCAGAATAACTTTAATTGGTTCTAAGAATGCCTTATCAAATTGCATATCATAATCAATATACTCTTGCAATTCGAATTCTTTTGGTAAACGAGATGGATACGAAATGACTGTATCTTTAAATGGATTAGGCATCTTTAGGTAAGTAAACTTAACCTTTTCACCTTCTTGAATGAGTTGATATTTCTTGGTTAGATTCTTTTGTTTCAGATTGTGATTATAAAGAATGGCACCTTTGACATGAATTGGTGTGCCTTTCTTATACAATGTTGATGCATCGGAATAGGTATTTAGGCCATTAAGGCCACGAGGAAAAGAGATTTCTTCTACAGGTAATGTTTTGAATTCTTTTCTAAAATCTTCAATAAATTTATATACATCTTCTTGTGTACCATTTACCATTAACTGAATGGCTTCTTTCATTCTCTCACGGATGGCAGATGGTGTCGATGATTTAATCATTTCAAGACCCATGACTTTCATCTGTGGTTCTTTATATTGAACACCTTCATTATTATACACATTCAGAATGTATCGTTTCTTGGCAGTCCAGATGCCTTTGTTGGATAGACCTTCTCGTTTCATCTCCATTTTTTGTTGATAGGCATGAACATAATTTCCAAGTTCACCATAACACTTATCAATGTATGGTTGAAGTTTATCTTCACAGATTTTATCCATAAGAGAAATTACTTTTTGTTTGTCTGATGTATCTTTGATAAATTTGTTAACCAATTCACCCATGCGGAGATAGATTGAATCTGTATCAGAAGCAATCACATAATCTTTACTATCTGTTTCCAGTAGTTTGTTCATGTAATCATTAATTTTATTTTCAATCCAACGAATACTTAACTGGCCAGCAGTAGTAACACCAAGGGCCATACGAAGGTCATAAAAACGAAAATATTGACTACCGAGAGCACCGTAAGCAGAATTAAGGGAAACTTTTTTTGCAAGTTGAATGTTGTTGTATTTGGCAATTCGTTTTTCGATTTCATAGAGTTTGTTTGAATCTTTTTCATTTTCATATTCTTGTTTTGCTTGTAACATCAACTTCTTAAACTTACTTCTATCTGTATACATTTCTTCCATCATTTTAGGTAAGAAACCTTGGAAGTCTGTGCGAAAAAATTGTCCGTTAGGCGTGATTGTCACACCTTTCAAATTTGAAGTATCAATTTTTTTATACAATAATTTCTCAACAGATACACCTTGTGAAAGAACCTCACGCATTGCATCTGTATAATTTTCAGGTTCAATTAAAGTTTCTGGTGAAATATTATATTGCATCATCAAATGTGGATACAAACTGTTCAAGTCAAATGATGCCACCCAATCATGTAAACCAACTTGTGGATCTTTAACATATGCACCTTCAAATGCTGAATCTTTTTCTTTGACGATTCGTGGTGGAACAATAATATCTTTATCACGCAGATAAGAATGTGTCAGTGCGTCCCACATACGAGTTTGTGCAAACACATCTTCAAAGTTTGATTTGGTATCATAGCCTAGAGTTACAGCCAACTCAAGAAGTTTTAGTTTATCTTCTAGTTTAAGAATCAAATCAACGTCTTTAATATTATACTCAATAAACTTTTGATAGTTCAAACGATATAGAGCATGAAGGTTATCATATTCATCATATGCAATCTTGCCTTCACCAAGTTCAACTTGTGCAATATTATCCAGACGATATGATTCTTGTGACTTACCGCCAGGAGCATACCATTTGTATAGTTCAATATAATCAAGCGATGAGATGCCCACTAGTGTATAATCAATCAACTGGCGATTATTGACATAGGCATTTCTCTCAGTAATAAAATTCCATGGTGATAGTTTTTTGGATTCATCATCACCAAGAATCTTTCTGAAACGATTAATGAGATATGGTATATCAAAGAACTTTGTATTCCAACCAGTAATGATATCTGGATAATTATCTTTGAAGTGATTTAAAAATGTTTTGCAAAGATTGTATTCATCTTTACAACGAATATAGATTTCTTCGCCTTGAACTTGATACTCACCACATCCGTAAACCGTAATACCGCCATTCAGTTGTCGAATTGCGATTGCAGTAATAGGTTCGTTTGCTTGGTATGGATCGGGAAAGCCATTCTCCGAACCAACCTCAATGTCTATAATGGCGATTGTTATTTTGTCATAATCATAGTCGACCATACCTTTATGTTGGTCAGCAATGAAAGCATATTCAAAACGAGTTTGGCCATAAATCATAGAGGCACCAGACACACCATCAAATTGTTTGATATAATCTCTGGCTGCTTTGATATTGGCGAACCTCTTTTCGTCAAGATAATCACCCTCTAAATTTGTAAAGTTGGTGATTTTTTTGGATGGCAAAAACAAAGATGGAGAATACTCGACCTTTGTCTTTATCTTTTTGCCGTTTTGAATGCCACGATAGAGTATGTTACCACCGATACTCTGAACATTTGTATAGAATGAACTCAATTTAACCTGTGATTAGTTGTTTTTGTGGTGGTAGAACAATACCAGAACCAAAGATTGAATTATAGTTAGAAATAAAATCTTCTGCTGGTGTGTATGAGTATACTACATTTTTCTTAGCCAAGGCAATAGTTGCACCTGATTTTTGTTCGGCATGAATGGGAAACGGTGAAAATCCAACTTGTGGTTTACCATCAGGACCACGAACAACTGCAATACCAACCGGATTTACAATAACGAATTCTGTTTCCGATTGAGATTCCAATTCACCAAGTAAGTCCTCACCAGTTACTAATTTTAATGCTAATACTTCCATATTACCTCCAGAGCGAATATTGACTTGATATGAATCAAGTCTGTTATAAATACATATGTAGTTGATGTGAAATTATATCAAATTTATCTCTCCATGTCAACCTGACATTCGGTATTCTTTATTATCCCCATTAAAAAATCTAACAGAGGATGGTAGAGGACAACCTTTATCAAAAATAAATGTTTAAAAGTAAAGTAATTCCAATTATAACAGCAATGTTATTTGTTGGCAATGTATTTGCGGACCCTATCGTTACAGATTCCACAACCAGAAGTACCAACGATTCCACATCCAATAGTACCACAACAGTTAAATCTCCACCACCAACTGCTGTAGCACCAAACATTACATCTATTAATAATGACCTTTGTGCCGTAGGTGTTTCTGGTGCAGCTCAGACTCAAATTCTTGGTATCGCTATTGGATCCACTTTTGTAGATAAAAACTGTGAACGATTAAAACTTTCTAAAACTCTCCACGACATGGGCATGAAAGTGGCCGCTGTTGCTACTCTTTGCCAAGATGAACGAGTATTTACTGCTATGATGAATGCTGGTACTCCATGTCCAGTTGATGGTAAAATTGGTAATGAAGCAAAAGTAATTTGGGAATCCGATCCAGAACGCAAACCACAGAAAATTAAGAGTAAAGACTAATGAGAAAATTATTAGCGGCACTACTATTTGTAGTATCGTCTTTTTCTTATGCTCAAATTGTTACTGTTCCAATACCTGGAACTCCAGGACTTTCTATAACTGTTGGTACAGGAGTTAATGCTTTACCTTTGCAAGATATTAAAAATAATCCAAATGCTGTAAACATTACAACATGGGACGATTGGTATAATGAAGTACCGCTAGGTTTTACATTTCCCATGTATGGTCAAAACTTCACTACATCATGGGCAGCAACAAATGGTTATGTTACATTCCGGGACCCACAAACGTCTGGTTTAGGTGGAGGTTGTTGTTCTGGAATTGATTTAAGAAATACAACCGATCCACGATATAACTACACAATCTATGGATTACATACTGATTTATATTCTTGGAATAATCAACAACAATATTATCTCCGTGAAGGTAACTCAATGACTTATGGTTGGTATAATTTAAGTCAATGTTGTTCTTCACAAGGCGGTAACAGTTTTGAAATTAAAATCGATTCGACAGGTTTAATTGATACTCGGATTGCTGGTGCAATGGTTTCTTGGAACAATGTTACATCAGGATTTTCCGGTGATTTAAGTAAAGGTGAATACTACCAACATTATCACGGACAAGGATTAAACATTACACCAGGCGGCTCTTCTATTTTTAGCTGGCAAGCTTTAGGTGGAACAGGTCAAAGTGTTGACCAATGCACAATCAATCCACTATACAATTCATCTTGTCCTGGTTACACAGAAGCATACAGAACTCAACAATGCTCTATAAGTGCTTTGTATGACCCATCGTGTCCTGGTTATCAACAGGCATACTTTAATCAACAATGTAGTATTAGTTCTTTATATAATCAACAATGTCCTGGATATGAACAAGCATATCTAAGTCAACAATGTACCGCAAATCCATTGCATTCAACTTCTTGTCCTGGTTATCAACAGGCATACTTTAATCAACAATGTTCATTAAGTGCATTGTATAGTCCTAACTGTCCTGGATACGAACAAGCAAATTTTAATTTACAATGCTCATTAAATTCATTGTATTCAACATCTTGTCCAGGATATCAAACGGCTTATTTTGCACAACAATGTACCGCAAATCCTTTATATAACTCTGGTTGTCCTGGTTATCAACAGGCATATTTTAATCAGCAGTGTAGTCTGAATACATTGTATAGTCCTCAATGTCCTGGTTATGCAGCTGCTTATCAAGCATACTTAACTGCACAAGCTTGTCGTGCAAATTCACAATCTAGTCCTACTTGTCCTGGTTATGTTGTGACAGTAGCTTCTTCAACAACCACCACGACTACTACAACCACAAGTTCAACATCTAGTGCCACACCACAATTAGTTTCGGATCCTGTTGTTAATCAAACAATCACAACAACATCCACATCTACTGCACCAACAGCACCAGCTACAGCTGTTCAATTAACAACAACATCATCTTTACAACAAAATATTACCACACTAGCGGTTGAATCGGTACAATCTACATCTTCTTCAAGTTCAAGTAGTGATTCTAGTTCTTCTTCTAGTTCAAGCAGTTCATCAACCACTACAAGTTCCACCACAACGACTGCCGCAACATCAACACCAAGGCAAACAATGCAACAGGCAAGAGTTGAGGCGGCAAGAAAAGAAGCAATATCAAAAGGTTCTGAAGCCGTTAAAGAAAGTGGTGAAGCAAAATCAATAAATGCTCAAGTAGCTACACAAGGTTTAGTTATTGCAGCTATGGGATTCAATCCATCTTTTGATGCTTATAATAGTGTCGTGATGAAAGATGTTTCTTTTTATAAACCGTTTGCCATTTATGGTGGACAAAAAAATATCGATAATGCAAGAGTTGGTCGCAGGTTGTTTGGTGCGACTGACCAATTACATAATCAAATGGTTCAATCACAATACGAATTAGGGAAATAAAATGTCAACAGAAATCAAAGATGTCAATAAAAAAATTGACGAAGCAGAAGCAGCAGTTAAAAAATATGCCAGTAAAGATACAGTTATCAGTATCGGTGGTTATGAATTTACTCCAGCCAAATTAATGATAGCGTTTACAATTGTATCATCCACACTTGGTGCTCTATATGGTGCATTTGAAGTATACAAATCATACCAAGATATGAAAACTAAAATTGAAAAATATGTTGCACCAGATTTATCTGAGTTTGATAAGCGTTTGATAATGGTAGAAGAAACATCATCCAAAACAAACGATTATACTCGTGATATTAAAAATGATATCAAAAATGATATTCGTAAATTGGAAAAAATTGTAGAACAAGTTGAGCGTGATAATAAACAACTATCTCGTGAAATTGACCAAGACATTCGTGTTTTGCGTAAAGAAATTGATAGCAAGATTCAAAAAGCAATGGATAACCCACTAGCAAAATAAAATGTTAGTAGATATTCCATCTATGTGTCAAGTAAAAAAGTGTGAACGACCAGCTCAAATATATTCTGTCAATTCTTCAAAAACTGTGAGTAATAACGGCAAAAATCAATATTTGAAAACCTGTTGTCGTCACACTTGGAAAGACCTAAATAAGTAATGGCAATAATTCATCCAATAGACATTTGGGTATATTTTATACTCAATCTTTGGTTTTTTCCACACACACTTATAAAACACACCAATGAACGAACTAATTTATGTTTTAGTAACAACTCATCTAACAATCATCGCAGTAACACTTTATCTACATCGTAGTCAAACTCATCTAGGCGTTACATTTCATCCAGTAGTAAATCACTTTTTTCGTTTTTGGTTATGGTTAACCACAGGCATGGTTACAAAACAATGGGTAGCCATTCATCGTAAACACCATGGTATGACCGACCAAAAAGGTGATCCACATTCACCTCAATTATTTGGTATTTGGAAAGTTTTATTTGGTGGAGCATTTTTATATAACACCGCCAGCAAAGATACCCTAATGGTCAATGCGTTTGGTAGAGGAACACCAGATGATTGGATGGAAAAAAATGTATATAGCAAACACAGTAGATTAGGAATTACTTTGTTATTACTAATAAATTTACTTTGTTTTTCTTGGTGGGGTTTGTTGATTTGGGGTATTCAAATGTTGTGGATTCCATTACTAGCCGCAGGTGTAATCAATGGAATTGGTCACTATTGGGGATATAGAAATGTCGAAACAAAAGAATCATCTAGAAATATTTTCCCTATTGGTCTTATTATTGGTGGCGAAGAGCTTCATAATAATCACCATGCTGATGCTGGTTCTGCCAAGCTTAGTAGGAAATGGTTTGAAATAGATATTGGTTGGTTCTATATCAAACTATTAGAAAAATTCAGATTAGCTAAACTAAGCGTTAAATGAAGAACCACATCCACAAGTAGATTTAGCATTTGGATTACTAATCATAAATTGTGAATTAAACTTTTCTTCTTTATAGTCTAGTGTTGCACCTTGAAGATATTGAGATGATATCATATCAACAATTACCTTGATATTATCATTTTCAATTACAAAATCATCTTCTGTAATTTCTTCATCAAATGTAAATCCGTATTGATAGCCAGAACATCCACCACCTTTGACAAACATTCGTAATGCGCCATTGGGTAATTTTTCTTCTACCAATAAATCACGAACTTTATTAATCGCACTTGCAGTGATTGTTATCATGTTTGCCTTTGTAATTGTTTATTGCTGCCTTAATAGCATCTTCCGCAAGGATCGAACAATGAATCTTAACTGGCGGGAGCGAGAGTTCCTCTGCAATTTGAGTATTCTTAATTGTTGCAGCCTCGTCCAACGTTTTACCCTTGACCCACTCCGTGACGAGCGAGCTACTTGCAATCGCCGACCCACAGCCATATGTTTTAAATTTTGCATCTTTGATTATACCATCCTCTACTCGGATTTGTAATTTCATTACATCACCACAAGCTGGTGCACCAACCATACCGGTACCAACATTAACATCAGCAATATCCATTTTACCAACATTGCGTGGGTTTTCATAGTGGTCTATAACTTTATCTGAGTATGCCATTTATTATTTATGTTGTTTTTCTATTCGTTTGAATTCTTCATCTTCAGCAATAGCATCATCAATAACTTTTGGTTCAGGTGGCTCAGCACCTGTGCATGAACCACCATTACTGAACCACAACTCCATAGCTCTTTTACGATATTCTTCTAAATCAGAAGTCATCTGCCTCTACCTGCCTTTCGCATGACAGTCATCTTAGGAACAAATGTTTGTTTTGGTTTTGGTGCTGATGGAGTTTTTGATTTAGGTAATGTTACTGCTGGCTTTTTTGGCTCTGTCATAGTATCTCCTTTAGTGGTTGCGGGGGAAGGAATCGAACCTACGGCCCCTGGATTATGAGTCCAATGCTCTACCTCTGAGCTACCCCGCTATAATTATATATGTCAAAAACTAAAATCACTTTTTTAAACTTTGAAATCGTAGGAAAAAATTTCGGAGGCTCCGGCAATCCAACCTTTTTAGTAAATCCAAATTACTTCTTTGATAGGCACGACATAAGTTTCATTTTCAATCTTGGTCGCCTTGTTCCAATTTAATAGAACAGTATCACCAATATTTACTTCATCTACTTTATTACCAATTGCAATTACTTCAGCTTTATCAGGTTCAACAGTTGATTTAAGAATAATGCCAGAAAAAGTGGCCTTCTCTGCAGCAACACGAATGACAATAATATTATCTCTAGTGGGTTTCATGAAAGGCTCTTTCTTGCAATAGCGTTTTTGATTTTAGCTTTGATTTTTGGTTTGCTCGTTTCATCCAACATCTTTGTTAGTTGAGCAATGTTTAATGGACCTAATCTTGGTTTACCATTTTTTGTTAACATTGGATTTTTCTTTTTTGATTTTGAAACTGCCATGATATAGTCCTTGAAATAGTGGAGCGGTGGTCTAGATTCGCACTAGATGAGTAAGTTGGACACCTACCCTGGTTCTATACCCCGACCGCATATGTAATACTATAACATTATATAGGTTGATTGTCAATAGTTATTTGTGGTATATTTTTCCAACCTATAGGTTCTATTTCAATTTCTGAATCTGGATTACTAACACCTTCAAATATTTCCCAAAGTTTTTCTTTAATAGCAAATTTGGTAAATAAACCGGCTTCATATCCGTGTGCTTCTATTTCCCAAGGTTGAACCCAATAATCAATGGTATCGGAATCTACTCTTTGGCCTTTCCAACGAGATAGTCTTTCGTTGGTTTCACCATAAACATATTGTTTAACATGAACCATTTCATGTGCCAATGTTTTGAGAATATCATAACCACCAATGCCAGAATGTAACTCGATTTCAAATTCTCTAGGTTTACCACTATCATTATAATCTTCTACCGAAGCATAACCATAAGCAGGTAAATCTTTACTAAACTTTATACGAACAAAAATGTTCTCTAACATCTTTTCGGATATCAATTCTTTTGCGTAAAACTGAGCAGCACGCTTCACAAACGGTCTAAAACGCTTTTTATCGGGACAATTAACTATGCTTAGCTGCATTTGGGACCTTTCTCTTTAGTAAACTGACCCAATACAAAGCTATTTATGACCAACATTTTTTTCACCTGGTGAAATGCATTACTCTATCTTGGACACCATTATATCACATTTCCTAAGGAAGTCAAGCCCTATAGCATCTCTATAGGTATTTCGGTAATATACCTTTTTGATGCCAGCGGTATAGATTTGTTTAGCACAATCAATACAAGGTGCATGGGTCAGGAACATCGTGGAACCATCTCCAGACTCGGAACTCTTGGCCAACTTAGCGATGGCATTAGCCTCTGCGTGAATCACCTCAGGTTTGGTTTTAGTAACTACGCCACCAACCTCATGAACTTCTACCACATCTTCACAAGTATTATCCCAACCGGCTGGCATACCATTGTAACCGATACTAATAATTCGGTCATCTTTGACTACAATGGCACCAACTTGTAATCGTTTGGCAGAAGATAGTTTCGCAAACCTTTCTGCCACATCTATGTAAGCGTCAATAAATTTTTGTTTCATTACCAAGATCCGTTATCAAACCATATTCGTATAGTAAAAGGTAACAACTCTAAAACAAATGCATCAGTTTCCCAAACTTCATTTGTTTTATTATATGCACAATGTAATCTCCAATGAAATGGATTTAATTTCAATGTAATATTACAACCTGAATATTTTAACCAATTCATTTTAAAATCTCTGGAACAGGTTCTGAAATCTTAAATTGACTACGGATGTATTTGTCTTTTAACATTTCTGGTATTACTGTATGTGGTTCTTCTAAAAGAAAAGGACAAGGTCCTCTCCATTTATTTTCCAATAAAAACATTTTAAATAATTCTAAGTCCTTTTTATTTTTAGGATCAAACTTTCTTTTTTGATTATTTAATAATTGGTGTTGAATTAGAAAACTCATTTCACATACTCCATACTATCTTTTTTCATATAATGAACCACCTGATTCTTTTTTGGATCAGGCATTTGTTTTACAACAGGAATAAACTTTTCACCGTCAATTTCTTCAATTGGCCAATTCGAATAAGTATAGTAGATATCCGTACCATTTCTGGCACGAACTTTTTTGAGTATTGATTTGGGTTTCACATTTTTCATAATATAATTGTAACATAAGAGTAGGGGGTCTGTCAAGATCCCCCTATATTTTTACCGACTTTTTGGATAATTCAACTGTTCCCATTCCTCATCGGTTACGGGCCACCAGTTACTCATCTTTCGATTTTACAGTAATTTTCTTTACCGCATCTTGAACCTTTACCATATTCTCTAACCAAACTTTGAGCATACCATTTGCAATTTCGGCATCTTTAATCTCTACTTTATCGGCAAGAGTAAAAGCACGATTGAAATTACGGTTAGCAATACCTTTGTAGATGTAACTATCAGCATCATCGGAACTGTCAACTACAGCACCTTTGATTACTAATTTATTACCTTCTAAGGTAACTTCAATATCAGTTTTAGCAAAACCAGCAACTGCCATTTCAATGACATACTTGTTTTCTTTTACTTGTTTGATATTGTATGGGGGATAACCAGGTGATGCTTTGGCTACGGTTTCTGAGATATCACGGATTTGGTCTAATACATCATCAAAACCGACCGAGAAAGGATCCAAAGATTTGGATAGTGAAGCCCATTGTGGGAATAATAGATTTGTGCTTGTCATAGATTTCTCCTTAATTAAGCGAGTTAGTCAATAAAACTGTGGCCTCGGATGAGCACCACACCATAAGTATACTAGTATTTATACTACTTGTCAATAGTCCTGAGTTTTTTTACCAATATTATATTTTGGTACTAATTGCCAATCATCTTTCTCTTTATGCGATAATATCTTGATTTGACTGAGGAAAATAGGTGGTGGATTTTCAATCTGTTGTTTCCGAACAACAGTTACCAGACCCCAATCTTCCAATAGTTTTACAATGGCATTTCTACGGGACAAGTCATTTTCGGTAATATCGGTTGGTTTACCATCTAAGGCAAACAGTTCTTTAAAGTGGACAATATAGTATTGACCTCTTTTATGTAGTATATGGCACGACTGGAATAATGTTTGTTCTTTTTTGGAAGCAACACCAATTCGTGTAAGTGTTTCACGGACCTTGAGGAAATCATCCTGTTCATTCAAAGTCACTTCAACCAAATCTGTAATATTAATCATGTTCCGCCTTTATCTGTTCTTCTTTTTATTTCAGCGATTTGTTCATCATTAAGAATACGCAAAGCTTCTTTAGCCTTTTGATTAGAGTAACCGAAATAGGCCTTTACGCAATCTATGTTCTTATCGGTCTCTGACTTCTGCCACGGTTGAAATTTCCGTTTCATTGACCTAATGGTATTTAGAAGATATTGATATTGAAGGTCTTTTTCCAACTCTGGATAAAGGTTCATCTCATTGGCATACAGAACACAATCCATATGGTACGACAAGGCACGATTGACCACAAAAGGAGTATAGTCTTTTGCATCAATATCATCGTGTATTACAGACTTCTTAGTTGTTAGTATGGATGGTATTATTTCTTTGAATAAATCTGGCATTATTTGAACTCACAGTCCACCATAATCTCTGTCAAACAAGCAACCAGATTAATCTCTGCATCAGCAACAAAGGCGGCTTGATATTGATACTTAGCAAGAATCAAAACCAATTGTGGAACAGATTGTGGTTTCAACGATTCATATAAACTGTCGTATAGTTTACGGAAGATTCTGGCTGGGTCGTTGTCAAGATTGTTAGTGACCCATTTTCTGGCTGATGCGAAGTCTTTGTCTTTTAATGCCCGGAGTAAATCAGCAAGTTGTATATCACTAACACTAGAAAGCATACCTTTATCAATTGAACCAGAAACTGAATATCGTTGAAGTTCATTAAGAATCCTACGATTGTCTGGAAAGTGTTTCGTGATAACGGCTGCGACAACTTCTTTGTCGTATGTAATACCTTCTTGTGAAAGGATGTTTTCAACTCGTTTAAAAAATTGTGCTGCCAGTTTTGGTTTGGAACCATTGATTTTAAAATCGATAACAGAACAACGAGAGTGTATCGGATCGATGATACGATTTTTGAAATTGCAAGTGAAGATGAATGAGCAGTTTGATGCAAATTCTTCAATGGCTCCCCGTAAAGCCGGTTGAGTTGAATTGGGATTAAGATAATCAGCCTCATCAATGATGACAACTTTTCTGCCACCCATAAGAGAAACTGATGAAGCATAGTTTTTAATTTTATTGCGAAGCACATCAATTCCAGACTCATCAGAGCCATTGATGATAATGTAATCGCAACCGACCTCATTACACAATGCTTTAGCAACTGTTGTTTTTCCAACACCTGCTGTACCAGATAAAAGAAGATTTGGTATTTCTTTTCTCTTAACGAACTCCTGAAAAGTTTCCTTGATTGCATCTGTAAGAATACAATCTTCTATTCTAGCTGGTCGATACTTTTCGACCCATAATAAATGTTCCATTTCACATACTCCATAATATAATATACAACAAAAATACTACTCAATTTGGCCTTGCAGAACACCAACAACATCAATCTGTGATTCTTCCACAACAATATTGCCATTGGTTAATCCAACTACTGTTTTGCCTTTCATGTCACCATCAGGTAAAACAAATACTACAACAACATATTTTGGATTAATGGCAACTTTTTGTTGATTGGTTGCATCTGTAAAATATACCAACATATTATTCTCCAAATTTAGATTCTTTGGACTCAGTTGCAACCCAATATTGAATATCAACCGATTTGTTTTTAAATGAAGCCAAACCTTTTGATGAGATTTCTACATCATAGGCACCGGGAATCATTTTCAAATTGTCTGTTAAGAAAACCATTTTAAATTTAATGCCTGTGCCATCGGCAACTTCAATCGAGTTTGTGTGTGCTGAATCGTCTTTGGCATTAAAGGTAGTTAGTTTAACCTTATCACCATCTGATTCAACGGCAATGTGTGGTGATTGAAGAATACCTGCACTCTTTAGAATATCAGCAAAATCTTCTTTTGTTAGAGAAAAAGAAATATCTACCGATGGTAAGCTCAATTCTTTCTCTGGTGCGGTGACAATCATTTCTTTGGCTGTCTTACGATACTTAGTTGATTTTTTGGCACCACTTTTGAAAATCACATGGTTAGAATCAAATTCGATTTCGGTGTTATCAAACATAGAATGAACCGATAAGAATTGATTCAAATCATATACACAAAAATCTTGTGGAAATTCATCTTTCAATGTGGCTTTGGCAAGAACAGTTTTGCCGGATGACATGGTACGGATTGTATTGCCTTTTTTAAACTCGATGCCTTGATTGATACTGGCAAAGTTTTTTAATACGGATAGTGTTTCACTGGTTAACTTCATTTGATTCTCCATTATGTAAAAGTTCTTTTATAATACTACATTCAAAATACATTGTCAAGTTATTCTTTGGAATACTTAACATCATGCTCATACAAAAACATCAGGCAACACATGGCGTGGGCCAAATGGTGTTTACTAGATTCTGGATCATTAATCTCTCCTTCTTTCCAAGCCCAAAGATGCCGTTGCATGGCATCAAAATATCTACGCTTGGAATCAGGAACAAATTTCCAATTGTCTGGTTCATACTTCTCTGCACCAAAGGTAAGAATTTCAACCGTTGCTTTAAGTGCAAGCGGTGGAATTAAACCATACTGTAATTTACCACCATCAAACTTACGGCCACCAGTTGTTGCATTTTGTGAAGCTTTTACTTCATCTCCAATTTTGTATCCGTAAGGATTTCCCATTACATTTCTCCAACATAATTGGCAACAGCTGGCATATCTCCTTGGAAGTGATAGGTACCAATATGTGCTGTTCTCATCCATGGACATAACCAGATTGAACCACCCATCTTACGCCACATCTGACAGAACATATAATCTTCTGACAGGTAACGATCCGAGCCGCCACCAACGATACTATCTTTTGTATCAATGACTGTATCAAAGAAAGCATGAATGTATCGTGTGCCATCGAAATTGGCTTGGCCAACATGGTCTGGTTTATAACGAATCATTGGGTATGCTTGTTCCATCTTGGCAAATACTTCACGCTTAATCATCATGAATCCAGTGCCAATTTCTAATACTTCTAATGGTTGTGTTACAGAAAACTGTGCTGTGCCTTTAACAGGATTAAACACATAATCACCAGTAACTTTCTCTAGTGATTGTGCTTCCATATCTGGCTTTCTTTCTAATGCTTTCTTAACTGATTTCCATTTGATTGCTTTCTTTGGATAAGGACCACCTGAAACTTCTTTGTCAAGTGCCAATAGTGCAATTACATCTTGTGGATTAAATGAGATATCAGAATCAAGGAAAAGCATATGACTACACTCTGAACGATGAATGAATTCATCAACCAAATAATTTCTGGCACGAGTAATCAATGATTCATTGAAAAGAAATGAAAATTTAATCTGTACACCATACTGATAACATAATCCCTGTAAATCTAAACAGGCCTTCATATACAGACCATGATTCATACCACCATACATGGGTGTAGCTACAAATAGGCTTTTTGTTTGTAGTTCTTCTTTTTTAATTGAAATTTCCATTTGTTCTCCGAGAATAAAAAAAGGGAGTCCTTTTTGAGGACCTCCCTACTAAAGCTTATTAGGCAGTAAAACTAAAACCACCTTTGTATGCGGCACGAACCATAGATTTGGTTGGTTTACCCATACGATAGAAAGCAACTTTCTTACCATCTACAACTTTTTTGTTTGTGTAGATTACATGGCCATCTTGACGGAGTTCGTCAATACGGGCAGTAACATTGGTAATGCCGAAACGGCGTTGGGCTTGTTTGACAGTAAAAGTGTTGTAACCTGAAGGTTGTTGTAAGGCATTCAACATCTTTTCTTTAGCAGATAATTTGCTCATTGTAATACTCCATAGTAAAGTTAATAAATCCTTGCCTTAAGCAAGTTCTCACATCATATCATTATATATGTGTGTGTGTCAAGCATATTGATGGTATACTTGTTTATCTGCCAACTTGTGGCAGATATTTTGCCTTGGTTTCTTCCCAAGACATTTTGATTAGGTCATCATAGAAAAGTGTTTCATATGAAACATTACCTTTTTTCTGTAATTGCCTAATCCTTCCTTTGGCATATTTGGTTTTCCAAATAATACTCAAAGCCTCTTCACTGGTATCAAACGACTTTACCAGTTTATCTTCTGTGATTTCTTTTCTCAAAAATTCATTTGTGTTATTATACAAAGGAGAAAAATAGATTCCACGTTGATGTTCGGTACGAATCAGTTCTTTTGGTATTTGCAGTTTAGAATAAGCAAAGTTCAATGAACGATTTTTATGGTCACGCTTGAGTGGCAGGCCTTGTGGATTTTTGGCATCCCACCATTCAAAATATTTACGAGTATGTTTCTCTTTAATCCAATCAAACACTATTTTTTTGGTTGCTCTACTAGGTTCAAATGCAACAGAACCTGAGGAGAATCCCATAGGTGTCCAATGTTCTAGTCCATCATACTGTGATAATCCGCCAGCTTTAGTTTTGCCATATAATGATGTTGTGGTAACACCAACAAGAACATCACCGTATTGCCGTTTCCAATCTTTTTGAACTGTATCAGATAAACACATCAATGCCAATAATTTACCGCCCATGTAATTAAAACCAAGTGGTTGTAACGGAACGATTGTAGAACCAATTGCCGTGTGATTAATCATGTGTTGCTGTGTCTTAACATCTCTCGACCATCCGATTGCGTTATCTCTCGGAGTCAAGTCCAGGAAGTCTGAGGAGATACAGATAACACCGAGATACTTACCTGTTACTTCATCAGTTAAAACATAAAATAGGTTACGACCAATATTAGAATTGTTCTTCATTGTAGAAGAAAAGGTACGAATGGCATTCCATCTTTCGGCATCAGGACCATTTGAAAGAACCATAACAGGTTTTAATTTATCAAAATCGTCAGGTTCTTTTGGCATCCAAAAATTGGATTTAACTTCTTTAATTAGTTCTTCTTGTTGAGGATTAACCATTTGAATTTCATTACCAAATAGTGTAGATACCTCATGAACAGGATATCTCTCTTTCACTTCACACCACTTTTGATATAAAGTATATTCACGAACATCCATTTGAGAAGCATATGTTAAATCCTCAACAAGGACTTTCTTCATATGCTCTTCATCAATGTGTTCAAAGCCATCGGCAGGATTTTTATCTTGCCAATCTTGCCATTGTTTTTCTACAAACTCAATAGGTGTTGCCATTATTTTTTAATCTTTGCCAAGTTTTTTTGCATTTTCTTAACCATCTTAAACATTTTATCTCGCTTCTTCATAGCCATTTCAAATGCTAGAGGTTTTACACGACTAGTATACACTATTCCATTCATGTGGTCAAGCTCATGTAGAAAACAACGAGCAGATATACCAACAAGTTTGGTATTTCTAATTTGGCCATTAAAGTCTTGATATTCAACCATAATCTCTTTTGGTCGATTGATTTTCAATGTTAATAGAGGATAAGAAAGGCAACCTTCATCCATTAATACCATCTCATCAGACATAGAAACGACTTTTGGATTAAAGAATGCCACATATTCATCACCAGCACCCATTACAAATACTCGATGTTTAAATCCACATTGATTGGCAGACAATCCAATACCTTTGTTTAATTTACAGGTTTCCACCAATGTAGAGGCAAACTCATTTGGACTTGTTGGTGAATTACTAAAATCAAATTCTGGTAAAACTTCATGTAGTGCTGGATGATTTTCTGGTACCAACGCAAAGGTTTTTACTTGACGCATTATAGGTTGATTTTGTACCGCTGCATCTGTATCAAAGACTATTGTATCACTCATTTCGCCACCTGACTAAAATTATTTTTCTTTTCAAATTTAATAATTGACCTAAATTTATCAAACAACTGGTCACCCTTATGGGATATAACAAAAATGTTGGTATCATTTCCCATTTCATGAATCAACTTCAAAAACTCCTCTGTGCCAACTCCATCTAATGATGAATCGAATACCTCATCAAGAATTAATAGGTTGGTGTTTGTAGAGTTCTTCAACTTAGCAATCTGTCGCCATGTAAACAATAGAGCCAAATCAATTCGCATCTTCTCACCTTCTGAGAAGTTGGCATATGAGAACTCATCACGGTGCCTAGACTTAATTGTTTCTTCAAACGATTCGTTGATGTTGAAGTTTACAAAGAAGTCCATGGCAGTCAAATACTTATTAATCAATTTATTCATGATAGGTAAGTATTGACGAATGATTTTGGTCTTGATGCCAGTATCTTTTAATAAGTTGCCAGCAAATTCATAGTATTGTTTCTCTGTGGCCAATGTTTCTTGTTTGGTAATTAATACAGCCAACTCAGCTCGTAATTCTTTTAACTTGGCATTTTCTTCTTCTAAATTATCTTTACGATTTGACAGTTCATTAATCTCACCATTTAACTTTTTAATAAAACTATTTACCGCTGTTATGGTTGAATTGTGTTTAACTATTTCATTGTTGTGTGATTGTATGTGTTGAACTATTTTCTGTATCGTATCAATTCTATCACTTGTTTCGGCAATTTGTTTAGATATATCCGTTAGTGCATCATTAACTTCAACTTTAGTATTGTTTAAACTGGTGATTTGTTGTTCTCTGAACTCTTGGTCAATACCTTGCTTACAAGTAGGACAATCACTATTATCGTGGTAAAATCCTACTTCTTTTTCAATCTTCTTTAAACGAGATTCTAGTTTAGATTCCAACTGAACCAATTTACCACTCTTTTTTTGCATGGCCATTTGATCCGAAATCTTACTGTTCAATACATCAATATGTTTTTGAATCAGTCCAATATCTTTAGTTAACTGTGTTATTTGTTCTTCTGAATTAGAAACATCTTTTTGTTTCTTTTCAATCTCGGCATCATTGTGTTTCTTGTGTTCTTCAATGCTTTGTTTCTGAAAGTTAATCTTCTCAGAAGTTAAATCCATTTCATACTTGTTTTTGGTAGAGGTATCTTTTATGATGGCCATTTTTTCTTTGACAACACCATTCATGGATGAAAAGATTTGGATGTCTAATAAGTCCTCAATGATTGCTCGTCTATCGGCTGGAGATAACTGCATGAAAGGAACAAACGAGGCTGAACCAAGAATTACTACTTGAGTGAACGATTTATAATTTAATTTAAGAATAAACTTTTCTAAGTGTTCTTGGTAATCTTTGGCTTTGGCATCTTGGTCAACCATCACACCATTACAATAAACCTCAAATGTATTTGGTTTAATACCACGAATTACTTTGTATTGTTTTTTACCAATAGAAAATTCAACCTCAACTATACAATCTTGTTGATTGATGGAATTAAGTAATTGTGGTTTATTGATTTTACGAAATGGCTTACCAAATAAACCAAAACATAAGGCATCTAATATTGTAGATTTACCCGCACCATTGTTACCAATGATAAGTGTATTTGGAGATTTAGTTAAACTGATTTCAGTAAAGGTTAATCCTGTTGAAAGAAAATTCTTCCAACGAACTTTTTCAAAAATAATCATTAAATTTAATTATAAATTAATATATTGTCTAGATATTACTGAATTTTTTTCATTATTTGAATCTTCAATCAACAAATTTTTCATATGTTCTATTTGATCCACACCTAAAATATTTTCAATATGAGGAATTAAAATATCTTTTCCTTCAGTTTCAATATTTTGTAATGTAATATACGGTTCATTATTTTCATATAACAAATGTACCACATACAATCGTTTGTTATTGCCTAGTGTGTGATAAAAACGAATTTCTGTAACAATATTTTTATTACCAAAAAGTTCTTCGGTGGCTACTTGAATAATATCGTAAATAAAATTATATTTCATTATGCTTGTTCCTGATTTAGTGCCTCAACATATAATTCACGCATTACTGTTTTCAGCTTTTCATTGTCAATGTGTTCTTCATGAATACCATCTACAAATTTATTAATAATTGTGATAGTATCTTCTGCTTGATCCACCATATCATCTTCTACACCTTCTGTCAAGTCTGTAAAGTCCTCGGCAATGGTAATATCGACCGGATTAACATTATACAGGTTATTCATAAACTTGTCAAATAGATGGGGGTTCGTTTTGTTGATTACCACCACTTTAACATAGGTATTGGTATACTTACTAAGGTCTTTACTGGTAATTTCGGTAATACTTTGTTCTTTATCATCATATAAAATACGATGAAACATTACATTTGGATTCTTTATGAAAGTAAGGTCACGAGTGCTAAGGTCAAAAATATGAAAACCTCTATCATCATTATAATCTTGCCAAGTGAGTTCATACGGGTTTCCAAGATAATGAATACCATCAGATGAACTCCGATGATGATAATGACCGCTAAAAGTAAAATCAAACTTTCTGAATAATTCACGATTTAATCCTTCTTGGCTTGGCATACCACGATGCATTGCAAAACCGGCAATCTCAAGGTGACCCATACAGATGTCTGCCGATGTGTTTTCAATTTCTGCCAAACTGTTATTGTAATTTTCTGGACAAATCCATGGTATCATACAAATATCATAATTGGTATCACTATATTTTAAATGAATTGTTTGTGGTGAAGATATGACATTGATGTTACTATACTCTTGTAATAACAAATCAACCGAGTTTACTTCATTGGTATTTTTAAAATAGGTGTCATGGTTACCAGCCAACATATGAACTTGAATGTCTTTGGCATAGAGTTTGTCAAAGAACATTTCTCTGGCACGCTTGAGTGTATAAAAGTTTACATACTTTCTACGGTCAAATGTATCACCCAAAATAAGAACAGTATCAATGCCGTATTCTTCAAGAGTTGGAAAGAAAGTGCTAGAATAGAATCTTTCATAATAATCCAAAAAATGTATTGAATCGTTACGAGCACCAAAATGTTGGTCGGTTATAATCGCAATTTTCATAATAAAGTCAATTGTTTAAATATGCATACTAGGTGGTTTTGGTTGATTTGGATCATTTGGGTCATAATACTTAACTTCAATCACCGATTCTGGCACATTTAAAGTGTTTACGAAATCGGTTGATTCTCTTAATGTTTTAAACCATTTAAAAAAAACGGTATCTTTTTTTTCTGTTGGGTAATAAGTTACTTTATACATTATACTACTCTCCTAAAAATTTTTCAAGCCCTTTTGTTTTCTTTGCCGTTGCAATATCCTTCTTTACCTTTCTAGCATCCTCATAGTTTTCAATAAACTCGGCAATATTATCATACAGTTCAAACTGTTTGGATGTACCATCTTCAAACTCCATTAACTCAAATTCATCCAAGATACCCATTTGTTCTGTAGCTTTATACTTAACATAGAGTTGTTTCTTTTCTTTGGAGATTCTTCGTAGAAAGGCAAAGTATATAATCTGTGTAAAGTAAGCAAATGGATTCTTAGATTTGGCTGGATCAAAATTATCAAAGTATTGTAGGCAGTTCTCAATACCATCTGACATCATTTCATCACGATAGGTATAGTTTATGAAGTTGGGTTTATGTGATAGACCTTCTGCTATCTTCATAAAACACTCTCCAATATAATTTGGAATTGCTGGAGGTGTTTGTTTTTCTTTCTTTGCCAGTTTACAAGCTGCCTTGTAGTCAACCAGTGCCTTGAGAAAATCTTCATTGTTTATATAATGTTTTTGCTTAGCCATAAAATATACCATAAAAAGTTGTTGACAAAGGGCTTGACAGAGTGTATAGTCCTCGGTGTTCCCCTATGAAGTTAATATTTAAATCAATGTAGTGTTTGTCCATCACCATCTTCCATAGCATCCATAATATCTTCAATTTCTTCGTCTGTCATTTCGTCAGTATCATTCTTTGCCTTCAACAACATCTTAATCTTTTCTACGGTATTTGTGTAGTATTCTGCAAACTCATCATTAGGTTCAATCACAGTAAGCACATCACGAGAATTGATTTTAATTTCATTCTTTTTAATTAGTTGAACTGGTAACCAATGTGACATAACTAGACCACTTTCTTGGCCTTTCATAACAACATTAACCGACATAGGTTCCATAATTTCATATTCGTCATTGATTAAGTTCAGGTTACCAATAATATCTTCACCATTCTTTAAACGAACTATTTTTATTGTGTTCATTTTTTTAGTCCTATTTTATATATTTTGAATGGGAACTTCTCTTCCGTGTAAATCTTAATTCGTTCAACGAAATGTTTTAAAGTAAAATTCATATGTTTCTTATATCTTAAATCATCTGCAATGTCGTAGAGGATGGCTTTTTCTTTTCCTTCTGACTGCCGCAATCCACGACCGATTGATTGTAGGTTTCGCACTCTCGACTTAGATGGACTTGCGAAGATGATGTTGTGCAAGTTTCTAATATTGATACCAGTAGAAAAAGTCCCAAAAGAAGCCACAACAATCGCATCGTTTTCAATCTCCATAATTCGTCTAACTTCTTCTCTATCGGTAACATCTGTGCCACCATGAATAAAGAATACTTTTCTATCACCAATATTATTGGTGTCCTTAATCATATCATACAGGATTTGACCATGTTTGTCAACCATTTGATATAATATTAATGTATTATTGCCTAAGCTAACTGCAAGATTCTTAATGAATTTATTTCGACTTTCATTAGCAATTAGATACTGTATTTCTTCTTGGTAAGTTTTGTCTTTCATGTGTAAACAAATCTCATCATCATGTTTGAGAACTAGACATTTAATTTCAAAATCCGAAACTTGCTGTTTATCAATCAGTTCTCTAGTGGTAATTACCTTACGAACTGGTCCAAACAAACCTTCCAATACTAATTTGTGTGTTTTAGTACCATCTAATGTACCTGTAAGGCCTATCCTATATTTAGCATTAATGCAGGAAGTCAATATGGTGGTAAGAGATTGTGCTTTGAAAAGGTGTGCTTCATCACCAATAATATAATCAAACTGTTCAAAGTATTCTTTTGGAAGTTTATACAATGACTGCCAAGTGGATATTGTCAACGGTTTGTCTGTGTCTTTTTCTTTGCCTTGGTAGATACGATGAAGATATGGTTCCATATTATCGTTGTTGTAATCGGCAAAATCTGAATATAACTGTTCAACCAAAGATGTGGTTGGAACAATTACGAGGCCTTTTAAATTTTGATATTTGTATAGTTGTTGAAAGATTAGATAGATGATTAGAGATTTACCAGATGCCGTTGGTGAAACCAGTAACGCTCGGCGTTTTTGCATGGCATGAATAAACGCATCAGTTTGGTGTTCTCGTATTTCAATAGGATCACCACGAGAATGTAGATTTAATTCTTTAATAAACTTTTCGGCATGATATTTGGAGTATTCATCTTCAAAATCCAAACTGTCTTGGTATTCATATGTGTAACTTCTTTCTTTACAAAATTCTTCCGCATAATAAAGAAGTCCACGATAGATGGTATTGTTTCGTAAATCAAACAACCTTATCTTGCCGTCCCATATACGATTACGATATGCTGGAACAAATTGATAACCAGGAACAAAAAAAGTAAAATACTCTGATAACTCTTTTGCGATATGTTTTTCACAAGTTATCTTGGTATAGACTTCATTCAGTTTAGAAATTACAATATCACTCATACATTACTGTGTTGGTATTTCCTAATGCCCATTTAGGATCAGTTTCAACTGACCATCGTTTTGTTGCCACCTTAAAGTCTGGCATCTTTAATTCTTTTGGATTACTACTTGGCTCTAATATAATTAGCCGATTATTCGGTTGAGCAGCAAACTGACCGTTATCACACATAACAAAATTATAAGACTTATGGTCCTCAACATCTTCGGAAAAGCCAGTATCAAGAGTATTAAAATCAGGATGGGCACTATCAACTGTGAAAAGGTATATCCCATACATCCAATCTCCATTTTTTAATTTAAACTTACATCTCATGGATTGTAACTGTGCCTTTTTAAGAACAGTTATATCATATGATAAACAATCCCATAATTGTAAACTATCTAATGATTGTGGTTCACCTTCAATTGGTTTCCAACAAAATGCGTGTAGTGGTAACTTATCGTATAAAGCACCATAATTGTTTAAGTATGCTTCAATACGAAATGCTTGACCTCGTAATGATTTAATACTTATCCACCAACAAGGTTCAAGTTCTCCATGACCTTTTTGAAAGTCGTAGAGAAATTCTTTACGAACAAAACATTTTACTGGTGGTAAATTGGCAATGATATGAGCCATTATTGGCCTCCTATGAATTTTTCCCAAGAGATAAAATCTCGGAGTTGCCATGTTCTTTGTTTCAATTCATTCATAACAGATTCTAAAACCGAAACACATTCTTCATGGTATACTTTTTTCTCTAACATCTTAATCAAATCATCATCACCTTCCAAGTAGGCACCAATATCTGATTTCAATACAAACTGAAATGGTTGCCAACCACGAGTTTCTAATTCGTCTTGGTCTAGTCTGCCATTGTAATAATCAATCTTTACCTTACGCAAACGCAGGTAATCAAAGTGTGCCTTCTTAGAGGCAATTTTGTGTTTTGTAAGGATGGAGAGATACTTGTTGTGTAGGGTGGGAATACGAAGCAGTTCTTTGCCAGGTTCTGTCTGGTCCATTTCTGCATCTTTTTCCCAATACTTTAATACTTGTTCTAGATTTTCCATAATATTTTCAATAGTTTAACACCAGTTTTACATACTAACACAACCTATGTTAAATGGCAAGGCTTTATGTTAATTAAACTGGTATAAATTTAAACTGGTCATAAACAAAAGTGGCATCAGCGGTAATCATATCATCTGCTGATTGTTTTGTGTCAAAAATGATATCCGAAAGAGATACAGGAAACATATTACTGAACTCTACACGGACAATTGGATTATTCAAAGCACTCAATATTGTTAAAGTGGCATCTGAATATTGTTGTTTATTACTGGACATATTATTATATTGATTCTGTAATGCCGTTTTTAGATTACGTTCTTCGGTGCCGTCTGGTGAAGCAAAAGAACGGAACCAATCATGTAAATCTATCCAACTCTGAACATCCTCATTAACCAAAAAAGTCATAGTAAAATTGTTGTATAATATTTGGTTACCAGGCGAGTATACAGTCACGCTTGGAAAGTTGATTGGGGCCTGTCCTACACTCACCCCTGGTATGTTTACAGACTGGCAGAACCATGTCGCATTGGGTATCCGATTGAAAGTCATTAGAAACTTTGTCGGTTGTAGATAATTGGTATTTTCTGGAGTTCTTGATAATACGGACATGATAATTCTCTAATTGAACATACAGGTATTTAGGTCATAAAAAAAGAGACCTCCGAAGAGGTCTCTTGAAATGTCATTCTTGTGATGACTTTTTTTATTACATCAAGTTCTTCACACCAAAAATGCGATAGTACTTGTTTGTACGAGCATTCAAACCACCTAAGCCAGCGCCTAGACCTTCTGCGAATGGGTTTGATACCATTCCGTAACGGGTCTTGAAGCCAATCTTTGGTTGGAATGTATACTGGTCTACAGCACGAACCATTTGGAGAGGAACGTATGGGCAATAGAACAGACCAGCATCGTATGGGCTAGAACCCTTATAACCGATGGTGACCAATTCTTGGTTGCTTGTGTAACCACCAAAATATGGGTCAATGTAAACCTTGATACGACCGTGTAACAAACCAGCAAATGTGTTGCCTGTGTCATCTACTTGCAAGTCAGCTTGGAGAGCAGGTGTATACTGAAGAACACCAGCCATTGCCATAGCAGAAGCAACGTCAGAAGAAACAATTAACACGTTACCTTTTCCACGGCGAGTTTGCTTAGCAATAACGTTAGCATCACGCTCGATTTGGAAAATTAGACCTTTGAAACGCTCAACTGACCAACGGCCGTTTGAGTCTGTATCTAAGTCAAAGAAACCTGCTGTGGTTGTACCATACTGAGCACCTGGAACGGCAACAGTATAGATGGTACGGATAACTTCACGGTTAATTTCAGCGAGAACTTCTGTAGACAGAATGTTAGACAATTCTGTTTCAGCATCAAGACCATGAATTGCTTTCAAGTCTTGTGCTAGTTCTAAAGAGTACTCAGCTTTCAATGCACGGCTTTGAGCAGTTACAGTAACTTTCTCAATAGAGAAAGCCATCTGACCAAATGCTGTATTGCCATCTGAACCAAGGTATTCAGCAGTAGCTGTTGGTATACCAATACCAGTTGTATAGCTGTTAGCGGCCAAAGTTGCAGAAACAATAGGATTTGTACCTGTGTCAGTTGCAGTAGTACCACGGAAGCCATATGGGTTGTTAGCAGAACCAACACCGGAGAACATTGTGTTCGCCTCGTTGAAGAATGCCTCATCACCAGATTGGTTGATATACTTAGCACGCATTGCAAAAATCAAACCGGTAGGACCAGTCATTGGCTGAACGCCAGCAACGTCATAAGCGATAAGATTTGGAAGAGCACGGCGAACCAAAGAAATCAAGATTGGGTCAAAGTTTTGAACACCACCAGTTACGTTTGTAGGACCTGGATCGGCTTCGTTCAAAGCGATACGGTCTTGACGCATTGCTTGTTGTTGGTTTTCCAACACGAGGGCTGTAACAGCCTTCTTGTATGGGTCTTTAATGGCTTCTAATTCTGGATGCTCCAGAACAGGCTGCCATTTCTTTTGTAGTTCTTCAGTCAAATACATTTTGTTATTCCTTTTTTATGTATTGTTAGGTTAATTACTTAACCATGGTTTGTGAAATGGTTTTTGCGTAAATATTAATAGAAGGATCATCAGAAATGATTTTGTCTTTCTTATCTTCTTCAACCAATACCTCATCTAAAGCAGATGAATCGGCAACTTTAACATCAGCTTTGAAATATGATTCTTTCAATGTTGATAGTTTGGTAGCAAATTCTTCATCAGTAGTAAAATCCACACCTTCTGCAAGTGATTTCAGTTTTTCTACTTGAGTCTGCGTAAGGCCTTCACAAGCTGCGTAAATAGCCTCAAACTTTTTGTGCTCATTGAGTTCTTTTTTCATCTCAATAGCAGATTTGATTTGTTCGTTGTAAGCTTCTTCAAGTTCTTCAACTTTAGAAGTGAGTTCTTCAACAACATCTACCTTGTCGGTAGGAATGTCAATGTAATGCTCTTCAAACAAACCTTTTAATCCTGTAATGAAATCTTCAACAATTTCGGCACGGAGACCTTTTTCGATTGCGATTTCGTTGTCTTTGACCCATTCTTCAACCATGTAGTTGAGGTAGTCATCAACCTTAGCTGCCAAATCTTCTTTAACTTCTTCAACAGCGGCTTCAAATTGTTCTACTAATTCAGCTTCGGCTTCAGCAATAACTTCTTCAGCACGAGCAAGAACGGCAGCTTCAAAAATGGTGGTTGCTTTAGAAACGAATTCTTCAGAGAGATTTTCGCCTGTGAACAGAGCGTCCATATCTTCTTTCATTTTTTCTTTCATTTTCATTTTTTTCATCATTGCCTTATCTTGAGCTTCATCTTCGTGACCTTCGTCTTTTTCTTCAGCCACAACTTCTTCTTCAGATTCGGTTTCTTCGTAAGTTTGAACACCAACAGAACCTTTGTTTAAAGGCATTTGGTTTTTACCAGTCTTGCCTTCTGGTTGTTCAATTGCAACACCGTCAGACTGTTGTGGTTGACCTTTGAGTTTCTTTGCTGGCTCAGAACCAACAGGTGGTTTTGCACCAGGAGGTGTGGCCGATGGCGTACCTTTTGTGTAGTCAGGATTAGCATCAGTTGTTTTGAGTGGTGTATGACCCACATCTACTTCACCGGTGCCATAGGCTACATCGCCAGATAGTTTTGCTGGTTTATCTTGGCCACTTTGTTTACCAGAAACATTACCCGAAAGAATGTCTTTAGCGGCTTCGGACAGATTAAATTTTCCCATTTTGAAAATCTCCTTGATTTATATTGGATATTTATATTTAAAGTTTTTTGACGAGTGATTCCCAAATGTGTAGACTTACTTTTTCAATGTCCGCCTGCGAAGCTTGTTGAATCATTTTCTTCGCTTGAGTAAATTGTTGTTCAGTCCATACACCGTTTACCATCACCCATTCTTTGCCTTCCATGATACCTTGAACGAAAGCATTTGGAGCAGAAGGGTCTGCTACAATATCCGCCGCTGTGGCCAGATGAAAATCATCTTGAACTATGTTAACACCATTAACAGATTTAAGAGAACCCATACCACGGGACGACACACCAATTTGTGCGCCACCTTCGATAAGACTCTTAACTATGTTACCCATAGGTGTGTCAAGAATTTTTGCTTTGCCTATCCAATCATTACCTTCTTGACGGAGACCCACAACCATGTGTGAAACTCTGTCGAGATTGATAGATGGGGTGTCTGGATGACCCAGCTCACCAAAGGCACGATTTTTATTAATATATTGTTCTGTATATCTTTCTACTTCTTTGGCCATGGTCTCTTTAAGATATTTGCGACCATTACGGTTTACCACTTCTGCTTGGAGAAATGGACCTTCGATGAACAAAGTTTTCTTGCCGTCTTTTTCTTCAGCAAGATATTGTAGTGATTCGGTGACTTCTGTAATTAACTTCATTATAGTCCCATTGCCTTCCGTTTTCTTATTGATATCTGTCTTTTTCTTAATGCTTGTCTTAACTTAGACCGCCTTTTAAACTTAGACCGCCTTGCAGCCATTTTACGGCGCCTGCGTTCTTGTGGTGACATTCTGACTAAACGACCACCACGAATTGTAAATCCTGGTACTGCCGACTTCTTAACTCTCCGTTGAACTTTTCCGCCACGGAATCTTACACGAATGAGTTTAGTTCTACCCATCCTTTGTATGTTACCTTCATTTACTTCTTCAAACTCTACATCTTCACCATACATTTCGGCAGCCAAACGCATCTTAATTTGGTTAAGTTTTTCATTAACCAAACCTTGTATGCGTTGATTCAAAACTTCTTTTGCTTCAACTATTTTATTTTGTAATAGTTTGGAAACAAAATTTTGCATTATTCTCTCGATGTTGGTGTTACACCAAATGGAGGATAGTTAAATGCAGCAGGATCAGTAAACTGACCAGAACTATAGAATTGATTGTTCTTGTGTAACTCAATAATTAATGTGTAGGCAGCATTACCAGTTGTACCAGCGGTTACAATGGTTACATTACCTGTAGGACCAACAGCGTTATTTGGTATTGCAGGCATTTGATATTGTGGGTTTGTATCACCAGCACCAACACCTAATGCATAAATTGTGGCATCACTGGTTGTGCCTTGCCATTTTAATTGTAGATGACCAACTTCTGCATCAACATTATAAATAACACGAGAAATTGTAAATGCTGAATTAGCAAAACCAGGAGCGGTTGTGTTGCCGGTCTGATATGGTAAGTTATTAGCATTTAACGCACCAGACAATGTTCGTGGGTCAATAATAACTGTTAAGTTTTCATTACCACCGGCGGCATCAAAAATACCAACTCGTTTAATTACGGTGCGTTTATTTGTATCAACTAAAATTTGTGTGCTGTTTGACGTTGCCATTTTTTATTCCTGTTCGGTTTCTATTTCTTCGTCCATACTACCGGTTGATGACCATTGCATGGCCGTATAAGGTACTGTAACATATTTGTTTATTTTATCCACATAGTAAAGAGCTACTCTTTGATTACCAGGAAACTGGCGAATTGATTTACGTTTCATAATCAAAACGGCAGGAGGATCCATAGGCAAACCATGGTCTTCCTTTTCATTCAAAGAGCGTAGTTCTTTAAGTGTTTTCACCTGAATTTTCCTCTGGTTGTGTTTCTTCTTCTTCTTGAGCAAACATATTCTGTGCTACTGCTTGTTTAGCTGCACCTAAATGATTCATTACACGGTCATGAATATCAGCATATAATGCATCACGCATTTCTTTAGCGTTATCTTGTGCTGCATAGTCTATAATTTGTCTTGTATCTGCCATTTTATCTCCAATTTAATATTTATAATATCTGTTTCAATTTAACAAATGTACCAGGTGACTTTTCTTCTTGTGTCTGATTCTGTTGTGCTTCTCTTTTTTGCAATTCCATTTGGTGCTCTGCATCAATTGGATTCATTGGTTGATTTGGTACTTGTGCCATCATTTGTTGTTGTGCCACATCATTCATAACACCAACTGGTAAACCCATACCAATTTCTTTTTCTTCATCAATCTCACTTTGCATTTCTTTAATTTGGTCGTCAGTCAACCGTAACACATTACGCTGAATCCATGCTTGTGAGAAATAACGACCAGTATATGGGTCTACGGCAGCCAAGAGAGATAATCTTTCTCTCATTAATTCTGCATCTTTTAATTCACTAAAGTTATTATCTTTAATGAAGTCGTAGTATATATGTTCTTTAAACTGGTCCCACTCATCAGCGGTACAGATACCTTTTAATACACATTGAACTCGTAGTGCCTGATTAAAGATATCAGAAAATTTATTACGAAGCCTATCAACAAACTTTGCAAATTTTAATTCGTCACGAGTTACCTCTGCAACACGACCAATTGAGAAACCTTGATTAGGTTCTAAACGAGAAATTGGAACACTTAACGAATTGTATAATTTCTTTTGGAAGTATTTAACATCTTCCAATTCACCTAGATTTTGACCACCAGGTAATGTAGTAATCTCTGTGCCTTTTCCACCTTCACGGCGTGGTAACCAGAAATCTTCCATCATAGACAAGAATTTACGGTCATCACGGACTTCACCAGTCTGTGCATCATAGACCAACTTGTTTTTATACTTGACCATAATATCACGGAGATATTGTTCGGCCTTTAACTTAGGTAAATTACCTACGTCAATGTAAAATATACGGCGTTCTGGTGCTCGTGAGATACGATAGATAACTGTTGCATCTTCAATCATGCGTAATTGATTAAGTGGTTTGATTGCTTTGTGTAGGTATGATAATACCACAGCACGGCGAGAGTCCATCAAACCTGATACAACAGAAACAATAGAATCAAGTGTAATACGAACACCAACTGGACCATAACTAGAAGAAGAACCAGAAACTACTTTATCGTTGTAGATATAATATTCATTGAACACATCTACAATCTCTGCACCAGTTCTTTCATCTTTCTTCTTTTTAATCTCACGAACTTTACGAAGTTTGCGTGGATCAATATATCGTAATTCTTTAATACCAGCAATTGGATTTTCTTTATCTATAAGCACATTGTAATATAACCTGCCGTCAATATAATAACGGCGGAAGATATCTTGTGCCATATGCTTATAATTAAGTAAACGCAATATGGTATGAAATTCTTCTTTGATTGCTTTTTTAATTTTCTCTGGTTGGTCCAAATCGTCCAACACAATCTCAATGATTTTACCATCGTCATCTTGCACAATGGCTTCATTCATAATATCATCAATAGCGGATTCAATCTCTGGTTGCATCGCCATTTCACGATAACGAGAAATGAGTTCTACTTCATTCTTTGCTGTGCCATCTAGGTCAACATATGTACCATAGTAAGCGGCTGAGGAAATGGTAAGAGCACCATCTTCATTGGAAGGTGGTGTAAAAGAAGGTTGTTGAGCTTGCTCTTCTTCAGACTTCTTACGAGCAATCTCAAAACCAAAGAGAGAGAATTTATTAGTAGCTGCCATATTTTATAATTCCAATTCAATTAAACATAAATGAGGGACCGAAGTCCCTCAAACAAAAACATATTAAGTAGTAGTATTTGATTCCCAATATTGGAAGGCAAACGTTGCTGAATATTCTTCAATCACATCATTTGAACCCCAATCTAAATCAATTGGTGCAATATCTAATGGGAATACACCTACAAACTTATAAGATTTCAATTCGTTACCAGATTTACCAAATTGTGTAACAACAGCATCTACAGTATAACCCAATGGGTTAACCGCTGCGGTATTGCGAACATTGGTTGTATGACTATTGATTGCGTTCATCCAAGATTCTAATGAATTTCGAATTACAAAATCTTCGTCATTAATAATCTGTAATGTCCAATCTGTAAAAGTACGATTACCAGCAAACTTCAGTTCACGACCAAAATAAAATACAGGTACCGTACCTACAGTAGAACCAGGTAACTGTGCTGATTTTGCCATGAATGTTGTTTTTTGTCCAGCAGCTGTGCTATTTGTTGCAATTGTTGGAAAAGTGAGAGTAACTTGAAATAGATTGGGACGGGCACCGTCACCAATCATATTCGCTCTAAATTCTGCTACATTGAATGCCATTTGTTTTCTCCTATATCGTGGTTATTTATTAAGCTGCACCAACGATTTCGTTAAAATCAACACCAGTTCTTACTGCTACAAAATTTAACTGAATGAAGTTGATTGCCCGAGCAGGTTTGATGTAAATATCTCCAACAAACTGGTTAGAATCAATAACTTGTGGAGTATTATTTGTTGTATCACAAACAACTCGGAAGTCATAGATACCACGCCGGCCTTGAACATCTCGTAGGAACGGAGTTACCAATGCCACAAACTGAGCCCGAGTAAATTCATCATTAAATTCAAACAATGAATACTGTGCCGCTTGAGAAATTGTTTTTTCTAATACAATAAACAATCTACGAACATTAATACGGTCAAAGGCAGATGGTTTTATTTGTAAAGTTTTGTCGCCATACAAAATAGTACCTGCACTTGGAGTTCTTATAACAGGATTTACACCATTTGAATATAGAGTATCTCTTTCTGTTTTATTTGGATTCCAAGAAAGTTTAACAGCATTTTTAATTTGACCACGATTATATCCAGCTGGTGAATACCAAGGATCCCTAATTGTATCGGTGTATGCACAAAGTCCAGCTGTATCAGCATTTAAAGGTATCCAACGATAAACGTTATTGTATTTGTCAAACATATATTTCCATGCACAATCTGCAACAGCATATGATGTTGACCGTGCTAATGTACCTGTCCATGTAATAATGTTTGATGCTTCAATTCCGGGTTGATTAACAACACTACTGTAAGGAGGAGTAATAAAAGCAATACAATCTTTACGAACTGTTGCAACATTGTCAATAACATATTGTTGTACTGTTGTACTAGCTGCACCGGTAATTACTAAACCAATATCAACGTCATCAGGATTTGTAAATGCTGAAAACGCAGCAATCGTATTGGCATCTGACGGTAATTCATCAGTACCTTTAGTTAAAGTTGCACTATAAGAACCAGTAATTGTTGCATATGTTGTATTGGCTAATGGTCGTCCCCATGTTGATACTGTATTAGCATAATCAACCGGATCTACTGCATAGATATATCTTGATTGATTAAAAATAACTTCTTTATAATAGTTTGAATTTCCTAAAGAATCAATTGCATCAGAACCTTTGGAAAGATAAGGATAAACTTCTAAAACAGTATTTTTTGTTCCTGTAATTACACCACCTGTGTCTAGAACAATAACATGAACTTCATCATTTGTTGCACCAAGTGACGCAGCTTGACTGGATGTTCCTGGAGCTCCAGGAAAATAACTAGAAACACCAATGCCGTTAACGTTCCAAGTAGCAAAACCAGCAGAGCCGCCGGCATCAATTAAAGAAACACTTAAAGAGTTACCTAAAGCACCACAATAACGTCCTGCAAAAGCACCAGCTGCATTATTATTAGTTGAATCTAAAAAAGTTGTTTGAAAAACGTTTTCATTTAATATACGCAAATTTGTTGCATTTGGGTCTGTGTTTGCTATAGCATTGCGTGAATTACCACCAATAGCACGAACAATTTTTATATTATTTGAGTAAGCTAAAAATGAAGCAGCTGTAAAGAAAGAAACAGCTGAATTCGAATCTGGACCACCAAATCGTCTAACAATATTAGGTTCATCAGCAATTGTAATCCTTGTAAATGCTGGTCCCCAATTAAAATATCCTGCAAAGCCACCGGCAGTAGTTGTGACCGCAGGAACGACTGTTGTTAGGTCGACTTCGGAAACATTTACGCCTGGAGAGATTTGAAACGCCATTTTTTATCTCCTTAAATATGATGTTATTCTGGCAATTAAAATACCATACTGATATTTATGATTCATAGGATTTACAAGTCCTTAAAAAAACTACGATGGTATGCAGCATATGTATCTCCGCCACCAGCAACTTCCCATACATCACCGCCTTCTACCATGAAATCAGTCTTTAAACCATCTTCAATGATAGGTGCGGGTAGAACATCTTCATCTATTTGATTCATGTTTTCCAACTGAATCTGTTTTCTTAGGTCATGATTAACAATTTCTCTGAAATAGGCCTGTGTTGTTGCCCATGCAAAGATAACCAAAGTCATCGCCATGTCATCATTTGCACCTTCCGCAGCGGCAAATGAGGTCTTATGTTGTTCAAAAGTGGTTAATTCAGAATAAGTATCAAAGTCATTGATGATTAATTTGTCACCTTCAATCAAAGTTTTAAGGTTGGAACAACCCACCGCCTTGACCTGAGGAGACATTTTCAGTCCCATTTGAACACCTCTGGCAAAACCAGCAGACAACTGTTGTGGTTTTTTATTGCCAGTAAAGACTTTCAATAGATTCTCATATTCTAAATCTGAATGAATAAAGTCTGCCACTTGTGGATTGTTATTGATTTCAACCAAAATATAGGCATCATTGTAAACCCTAGCAGCATTCACAATCACCGTTGGAAACAAAATAGGTGATATTGATGAACTGGCATAAGTTGCAACCTGTTTATAAGGTGTAGAAGATATATCAATGACTGAGAATGTGGAACTATCCAGATTTTTACCTTCGGATACATCGACTGTAATACAATAGAGATGGTCTGATTTGGCCTCATTCTGACCCTCTTTGATAGGATGTTCGTATATCTTCATCTTATCATGTTCTGCAATTGGGTTCATGTACCTCAATTGTTGTAACTTGTAACCAGAGATTAGTGTATTAGAAGAACCTAAAAATTCTGTTTCAAACTCTTGTGCAAACTGTCTTTCGGATGTATTACGAATCGTTTCTTCTTTCCATGCATCATCTCTTCCTGGTACCATAGACCAGTGAATCTCAAAGTTCTTATAGTTGTTTCGACCTTCAATCGAATCCATCCATAACTTATAGAATAGATTCATACCATTTGGTGTGGAAACAATAATAATCTTTGATGACTTACCAGATGAGATTACAGGATATACCGAGTTAAAGAACTCATTGGCAATATTGTTTGGTACGAAAGCAAATTCGTCTAGAAACACAATGTTAAAAGAACCACCTCGGATTGCTGAGGATGATGTGGAGGCCGCAATAACCTTAGACCCGTTCTCTAGTTCTACATTACCCTTGTTCCATGTCACCACACCTTGTTGGAGCCATTGTGGTAAATTCTCGTATGCCAGTTGGTATTTGGCTAAAATGTCCCTTGCAAGAGAACCTTTGTTTGCCAGAACGGCTACGTTTTGAGAATCGGTAAAGATAGTTGCCCAAAGAAGGTAACCAACTGTTGTGGTAGTTTTACCAACCTGACGAGGACATTTGGTAATAACGAAACGATTATCTTTAAACAGATTAATCATTTCTTCTTGAAAACCCCACATATTAAAATTGATAAGACCTTCGTCTACGTTTACAATCTTAATATAACTTTTACAAAAGTATACTGGATCCTTAGAACACTTTACATATTCTTCAATCTGTTCTTTGGTATACTGATGGTCAACACCTACCTTTTTAAGTAGGGGGTTATCACGGTACGAATCTTTAGTGTTCATTGAAATAGATTTTCAATCTTTATTTTGGCATGAGGTGAATTTTTGTCACCATGATAGTCGGTACCAAAGTGTGTTACGCATGTATCGGAGAAATTATTTAGTGGTAACATACACCTATGACCAAATCCCACAGGAATATTTACAAACATATTGCCTAGATTGGCTGATTCACGAATACCCCAAGAACCTTTTTGGCCAAAAACAAAGTAATCAGAGTTAATATGTTCTTCTACCAGTTCTTTGTCCATAATAAACATACCTTGATATGGATCAGATAGTGAAACAAACTTTTGACCTTCTACTGTAATTGATGGCCGATGGCCTTGATGATGTGTGCAGTCTAATGAAAACACCTCACCATTTACTTTTTGAACTCGGTGAATGGCAGGTATAAACTTTAGATTGTTACGCTGAAATAGTTCTCGTGTTTTAACCCAATAATCAAATGTTTTCTTTTCTACTTCAATGTTGCCTTCAAGGTATGCAAAATGTGTATAATCGGATTCTAAGAACTCCTGCATATACTTTTTGTGTTCCCAAGTATGCCAGTAAGAATCGTGTAACTCCGCAACATGAATTGGTAATGATTCATCGAAATTAACATTACTGTTAATAATGAGTTTGATGTTTGGTATATCAGATAAGGTTTTTATTACTTCTTTAAATCGTTCTACTCGTTCTTCTACATAATAAAAACAAACATTCACCCAAAGTTTCATTCTTTTCCTTTAAGAAGTTTATTAAGTTCAGCAGTAGAACCTACAAAGATGGCCTTATCAATATTGGTGCCAGAATTCTTTTTCTTTTCTTCATCCATATCACGCATTTGTTTTTGTATGTTCAGAAGTTCTTTGTTGGCATCTACCATATTTTTCAATAGAGTACCATAGACTTCAAATGCTCTTGGATGCTGACCTGCTTTGGCAATATTAAGTATTTCTTCCATGGCTTCTTGGCCTTGGTCAATAATACCTTGTAGATTTTCTTTTGATTGTTGATAGGCGTCTGTGAGGTCCTGTTTTAAATCAGGATCATTATATTTTACCGATACCGTAGGAAGTTTTTCTTTTTTAGAATCTTCAATTGGCATTACATCAAAAACATCAGATAAAGTTTTATTCAAGTCATTCATATTTTATTCAGGATATTCGGTTATAATAGTATTTGCAGTCCATGTATTTGCAAAAGAAATATTTGCGTTTGCTGGGTTTGGTCTTATATCTATTTGGACCAATTTTTGTTCTACAGGACTATATGAAGTAAAGACATAATTACCGCTACCGCTTGTAGATTGTATTGGCACGCTCGACACAAAGTTGCCATTAATATTTTTTAATTGTAACAAGTTATTATTAAACGAAACAACTTTACCTGATGCAATTGCTAATGGTGCAGAGAAACCTTGATATACTGTTTCACCAATCTGATATGTTCCTACACCAGAATTAAGATTCATTGTGAATTGTATTACATCATCTTCGGTGATTTGGTTATAGATGGATGTAATTGAATGTGTAATTGGTCCGCCTGAATCGGATATTTTACCATAAATGTAACCCTTAACTGTAAAGGTTAATGTCCAAATAATAACACGAGTATCACGCTCAAAATTACCTTCATAGTCAATATCTTGTGATGTTGAATTTAATACAACAGGAACTTCTTTAACGATACCCATTTCAGGTATCATATTAAGTTTCATTGTATAGTCTGGTGTAAAGTATGAAAGAATATGTTCAATAATTTGTGTACCATCTTCAATGTTTCTTACATACAGATACAAATTAAAATCAAAATTATATGGTACTGGATTGTATTGTGAAATTAATCCTGTAGATGTTTGTGCAAACTGTTTAACATTGGTGTTTAATTTTCTAGAGGTATCATAATTAAAACCAAGTAACTCAAACGACATTCTTGGTAATGTAATCTGTGTTTTCTTATCTAAATGTGGATCAGTTTCTAAACGAGAAACATAAGTTTCTTTTGGTGCATACACAATTGGCACAATCATACGCTGTGCTTCAGAGTAATCTGGATTATACCGCACTAAAGTAATATCGTTGAATAGGTTACCAAAACCTACCACATATTTTCTTAACGCACGGTTATAAAATATATTAGCCATTAGATACTACCAAAAGGATTTGTTTCAGCAAAATTCACAATTGAATTTGCATTTTGTTCAATGATATAATTATCATAGGTATCATCTTCTACATTGTCACTTAATGGGTCATATGAAGATAGTCTATACTGTGCATTACTTGTGGCACCAACAATTTTAAGTGAACCACCTTCAATGAATTCACCGGCAATATTAGAAACAGATAGTGTGTTGGCTGTAGAAGTATTGGCACCACGAACCCATGATTGCACAATAGCCACGGCAGTTGCATTGGCTTGTGTATTGGCAGATGATTGATAAACAATTTCACCGTATTGGTAATCACCTGTACCGGCACCAAGATTGAGTTCAATAGTGTATGATGCCTGTGTGGCAGCATCATCAATACCTCTAACACCAGTAGCAATGAGTTCACTGGAGAACTTGAATTTCTCTAAGTGTAATTCATAAAAATATGGTGCTGGTCGACCAAGCATATAGAAATCTCGGTCTTGGTCAGTAAAGGTAATCTCATACAATTCACCCGTACCATTTAAAAATGGAATCCAAATTAAATCACCTTCTCGTGGATTTTGAAAGGTATTTTGTGGTACTCTTTGAGAAAATGTTCTCTTGGTTAAAAGTACCTTAGTGTGGTTTTTAATCTCAAGACCAAACTTTGAAAAGAATTCTTTTTCACCGGTATAGTTGAGTGCCTCTGAAAGATACATCTCAACAGGAAATGCCGATTGAAACTTTTTAACTGGATCTTCACCAAACAATAAATCACGAGCTGTATCATTATCATTAGGAAGATACATTCCATCAAATCCTTGAATTTTTATGGATTCAACGATAAGGTCTTCCACAAGCCTCTGTTCTTGAAATCGAGAATTATAGTTATTAAAGTATTGTGAAGTAGCCATTGTACCGTTTGCTTAGTTCATCATAAATTCTAAAACGCCGCCATAATTATTTTCCATATCTTTTTCTAAGTCATCAATTTCTTGCATGGCTTCTTCGAAGATTTTATCACCATTCAATACGACACCACCTGGTAATTGTATACCACCAAACTTTTTAAGATTCTCACCCCATTGGCGTTTAATCAAAGCAGTAGCATATCGTTTCAACCAACGGTCATCCCAAACCCGATTATATACATTCGGATTAATAATGGTGTAACAATCAACAATAACTGGTTGGCCAACTGGAGCTTCTTGATCACCCCATGCCCAATCAACAAACAATTTTTCTGTGTGTCGTTGATAACGAATTGGAACTTCACCAGTAAATAACTGCTCAAGCATTCTTAGATGTTGCATGGTCATGGTATAGTTGATGTATGATGCTGATGTGAAATCATACAATTCATTTAATCTTAATTGATATCGCAAGTCAAACATATTGATGCTTGATTGGGAATCTTGAAGTGGAAATATACGAGTAACACCTACAACCTGTGTTGCAGCATTAGCATTATCTCTCACATCACTTAAATCAAGATATCTATTATCGACATCTTCTTGTGTGATTTCGTGAATGTAATATGTTTTCTGTAAACCATCAAAATGGTAGTCTTGAAAATATTGTAGAGCATCATCAATCCTATCAGATACTTGGTCTGGATCTACGTTAATTTCAATAACTGGAAAGCCAAGCTTGCGTAAGCAGTAGTCTGTAAATTGTTCTCGATTGGTAACTGTTGCCATGTTGTCCTCATTATAGATATCCTGTATTTAGGTCGTGAGGATATTAGTATTTTTAGTTCTTAAAAATTAAGGTATCATTGATGCATCAATTATATCACCACTATCATCTCTCACACCATGTATACAACAAACAACAGTATTATTTTCTAATGCTTCTAAACGATGTTCTTTATCTTTATGAATAAAAATTAAATGTGGTGCTATAAAAATTGTTTCTTTACCATCAGAAGTTATTTTTAATTTGCCGCTTGATAATAAAGTTACATGGTCAAAATCATGGCTATGACCTTCTTCAACATCACCTACATTTTCAAATTTCATCATGCGAATGAATACATTTGAAACTTTGCCAATGTTTATATGTGGATATGCCATATTATAACTCCGTTACGGGAATAGTATCCCAAGTCCATGTATCAGTATTTAATACTGAGTTTGAATGTGGTTGTGGTTCATAAAATACATCATTTTCTCTATCATATATGAATCCAATACCTGCAAAATTTCCTCTCAAAGCGACTCCACCATCCGGATTTCCATCAAGTCCATAATGAACATTTCCATAAGTATTGTAAGATGTTTGAATCCAGTCACCTGGACTTGTATCAATAAATGTTTCAAAAAAATCTGGTTCAGCAACAATCACTTGTGTTACTTTGCCATTTAATACTTTTGCAAAATGACTCATGCTGTATAACTCCCTGATATTGTAAATGTCATAATAGTATTTGACCCACTTGTTGTAACTGTTGGGCTTCCTGTGGTTGTTCCTGAATAATTTGCAGTTGGTACAGAAAGAATAACAACACCTGAACCACCATTACCGCCTTTACCTGAATAAATAGCACCGCCACCACCTCCACCACCAGTATTTGCAGTTCCAGCAGTTCCAGCACTTCCGCTTGATGTTGCACCAGCGCCGCCACCACCTGAACCACCAGCACCACCTGAACCGCCAGCTCTAGGTTCGCCACAACCACCTCCGCCACCAGCTCTTGTTACTGAAGAACCAGTAATTGAGCTTGCTGTTCCAGCACCACCAGCACCACCATTAGAACCTGAGTTAGCATTACCTGCTGCGCTTGAACCACCACCACCAGCAGAGCCGTTTGGATAACTTCCAGTTGTTGATGCGCCAGCATTACCTTGACCAGTAGTGCCACTAGATCCGCTTTGATTTGCTCCTGCTTGACCACCACCTCCTGAAGCACCTGCGGATGAAGCTCCACTTGTTCCTGCACCACCACCGCCACCAAGAGCACTAACTCCAAAAAAGCTTGATGGTGATCCTTGAATGCCTGTTCCAAATCCTGAAGTAGTTCCTGTGCCTCCAGCTCCTACAACAATTCCATAATATGTGCCTGGAACAAAAGATGTAGTGCTGGCAATATAACCACCAGCACCGCCACCACCTCCATTATTTCCACCGCCAGCGCCACCACCACCAATAACTACAAAACTACCTGAATAAGTGTTAACTGAACCTGTAGCGCCAGTTGGTCCGGTTGGTCCTGTCGGTCCCGTAGGTCCACTCAATCCAGTAGCACCTGTTGGTCCACTTGGTCCTGTTGGGCCATTTGGTCCAGTAGGTCCTGTAACACCAGTAGCACCTGCTGGTCCAGTTGGGCCTGTTGGTCCGTTTGGTCCAGTAGGTCCTGTAACGCCAGTAGCACCATTAGGTCCTGTGGCACCTGAAATTCCTGAACCTGCTACGACACTTTGGAATATTGGCATTTTTTTCTAATTAACTTTTTGGATATTTATTCTTAATGGCTTGAATCTTCTCTGCCATTTCTTCAGGAAATACACCTGCATGAAACAGAGCATCCAACTGGTCACCAATTGCTGGATATTCACCAGCACGATTACGCTGATATTGTTTGGCTTCGTAGTCTGCTTGAAGTTTTGCCAACTCTGTGGCAATTTGTGCTTCAGTTACAGGTGCAACAGAAGGATTAATCCATTCTACTTCTTCACCACGCACTACTACTTCAGCACCAGGGGATAAAGATAAGATTGCATCAATTTTAGAAATTCTCATTTTGTTTCCTTTTAATTAAATTAAGCTGCTATTTCCATAAGAGTAATATAAGATGGAGAACTATCAATTTGAGCAATTATTGTTCCGCCATTGCTTGTTGTTCCACATTTTTGTTGAGTTTTATATGTTAAAGCAGAAGTGCTTGCTGGTGAATCTAGATAACTTAATCCAACAACTGCACTCATATCGTGGTAAGGATAACTTCCGCCAGCAGGATTTCCAGCAGTTTGATTCATAACCAATCTAAAATCTTTTGCAACAGAACCATTTCTTAATAGTTGAAGTAATCCATATTGAAAAGCAACCTCTCTGTATATGTATAGATTCTGACTTATATTAACTAAAATTTTACTTGATGCGGATGTTGGAGTAATAGTAGCAGATAAACCGGTATCAGTATATGTTGTAGAAGATAAAGATACTTGTGTTGCATATTCTACTTGCACCACCTGCAATACCAATCCAGGTACTCCAGAAATTTGACTATTGGTACCGTCTAATACAATGGACATTATTCAGCACTCGCTAATTGTTCTTCTGTTGGTTGTGCCAATGTTGCATGAGTCCAAGATTTGATGTAATCACCACGGCCATCAGAATCATTCTGAAGCATAATAGTGCCACGACCTGGCATAAAATCTTCACCAGTTAATTCTGGATAAATTGCAATAATTTTTTCGTATAAAGTCATTTTGTTTCCTATTGAATATTAAGTAATACTTAGAATTAATTATGCGCCTCTTAAAAGACAACTTTGAAAATATGTTTGTTCTAGGCCTGAACCAGTAGAAGCCCCTGAACCAAAATATCCATATAATTCAACATAATCGGTAGAACCATTGCAATAAACTAAAACAGATACAACAGAACAATATCCATTTGAAAAATTTACTCCAAATTTGTATGCAGAACCATTTTTATAAACAGCTGTTACTGTTTGTATATTTGATCCGTTGTTAACAGCCCCATTTATTTGGTAATACCCAGCAACAGTTGGTGTAAATCGACTTGAAGCAAAGTTATTGTTAGTGTCAAATTCTTCAACATCAAAAGTTAATTTTGTCCATGTAGCACCAGATAAACTTTGTGTTGCACTCTTATAAGCACTAAATGCTGGCGCAGCTTGGCCATTATATTGTAACTGAATATTACCTGAAGTATCAGGAGTAATTATTAAACCGGCAGAGGTACTTGCGTTTAGAATTGTGGTCATTATGCAGCCCTCAAAAGACAACCACAAAAATTATAATATGTTCCACTATCAGATGATATAGTTCCTCCTGAATTTTGATAACCATAAACTTCTACATAATCTGTTGAACCATTCAAATAAACAATAGTTGACACACAAGGAACTATGTAACTACTAGATGCACTTCCACCAGCTTGCATCCAAGTTGAACCATTTTTAAAAATTGCAATTTGAATAAGAATGGCAGTCGTTGTGCCAAAGCGTAAGCTTGCACTTACTTGATAATAACCAGCAACAGTTGGAGTAAAGCGACTAGATGCAAAATTACTATTGGTGTCAAAATTTTCTGTACCATAAGCAATTTTTGTAAATGTAGCATGAGCTACTGATGTTCCAGCATCAGGCCAAGCACTAAACGCTGGCATATTACCAGAAACCATCACAGTACCAGTTGCTGCTGGTAATGTATGAACAGTTCCAGAGCCAGCAGCTGCCGGTGCCTGTAGTGTTATACTACCTGAAGTATCTCCAAGAATTACTAATGAACTCATACGATTACCCACCTACTTCCAGAACCAATCGTTACATTGGCTGAGAGTGTTATTGGACCAACAGACATTGCTGAATTGTTGGCGCTGATTGTATACGGATATGAAACAGTCTGAGTGTTCTCAATAATTGGAACACCAACTGATATAGCAGTATTTGCGGTGGTGTTTCCCACCATTGTTGCTGGTATTTTAGTTAATGCCATATTTATTCGTCCGCTGGTAAAGGAGTATTGCCTTCAGCAACCCATTTTAGATAGGCTTGATAATCGGTGTTGGCTGGGTCGAATGGGATACTAATGTTTTGACCAACAATAGTTACAGAACTTACTTGACCGTCTGAGGTTTTTTGAAGTTTATACATTTATAGCTCCGCAGAAAAGATTGCTCTAGCTGTCGCATCAGCATTGGCAGACCAAAAGTAACCTCTATTTGTTGTTAAGCCACTAGCAACGGCTGGTTCAACAACAGCAATTTTTCTAGTGCTGTTACTATTATTAAATGCAACACTTGTAACTGCAATAGAGTCACTACCACTTACCGCCCTAGTATTTCCTGTATATGCAACAGTTGGTAACGCTCGCATTTCTACTGGAAATGTTGTTGCTGATGCAAAACCAGTACCACTAAAAGCAAACGCCATTGTGCCAAATACAGCATAAATTTCTCCACCATACACATTGCAATACCTCTGACACAAAGCTAATTCTGTTCCAATACTTCTGTAATCAAAACTTGTAGCTGATGAACCAACTTCCATCTGGACTCCTGTTATCTGATATGTTGCACCAGTAGTTGCATTAAGTTTTGTTGTTCCAGTTACACCTAAAATATTTACTGCTTGCCAAGAATTAAGTGTGGAAGTTGTTAAGTTTGGTCCAACACCTAAGTCCCAAAAAATTCCCACTCCAAGACCATTATCATTAGTGAAAACGTCAGTTCCTCCAATAGTAGGTCCAGGTATAGTAGTGCTTACGAATTGCCATGTGTTGGCTGATGAATATGTAAAAGTAGAAGCGTAACTCCATCCTGCATTAGTAGAACGCAAATTAAATCCAAATGTTCCAGTAATGGATAATTTTACCCAAAAGGACAAAGTTACAGCTTTAGCATCAGAAGTTCCCCAGCCTAAATCTGCAATATTAAAACCTTCAATAAAATGCTGAATATTAGAATACATACTACCAGTAGGTGTTTCTGCTGTGCCTGCTGTATATTTAAGACTATACACAAAACCTGGTGGTGCATCTGTTACTCTTTGAGCAGTAGCATTATTGCTGTAACCATTTGTTCTGTTTATAAAGATACGGTCTACTGGATAAATTGCTGGACTACCAGCTGTTACTGTAACACTAGCACCAGCATTCCTTTGGTCGATAACCATGGCTCCGTTAATGATTCTATTTTTGAATCCTTGAGATACGCCTGTTGATCCGTATTGAGCTAATTGAATTGCTTGTGTCATTATGCGGCCCTCACTAAACAACCACTCATTTCACAAGTATTACCTATTGCAATATATTGAAATGTTGGGTTTCCTGATGTTGTATCTCCATAACCATATAATTCAACATAATCAGTTGATCCATTTAAATAAAGCACAGTTGATACAACGCTAAAAACCACCGATCCAGTTGGTGATATATAAGAACCAATTATATTTTGAGCACCGTTTTTGTATATGTTTACACTAGCGGTGCATCCAGTTCCAGTTACACGAATTTTGCCATTTATTTGATAGTAACCAGCTACATTGGGGGTAAACCGACTAGAAGCAAAACAGTTTGCTGTATCAAACACTTCCGTATCTAATGTAACTTTTGTAGTTGTGCCACTTGTAAACGCTGCGTTTGTGCTCATGTAAGCACTAAATGCTGGTCCATTTCCGGCCACATTTGTACCTAATTTATTTTGTGTTACCGCACCATCAGAAATCAACAAACTGTTCACTGCATTTGCCGTAGCCGGTATTGCATTGAGTACCGATGAAACATAGAAACTTTCTATTGCCACCAAATCACCAGCAGAAGCACCAGAAGCCAATACAACTGATGTACCATTGGTTGCAGTAAAGTCTGCTGAGCCTAACATGACACC